TACATAATTCCTCTCTCTCTAATAACATATACATTAAGTTGCTCACTTATTACTGACTTATGGTAATAGTGTTAAAAAGTACCCTTACTGAACATGGTCTTTACAAAAATTCATAAACTATGTAAATGGTAAAAACATATACATTTGCTTATTAAAAGACTGAATATGGTGTAAAACTATACAGATTATTTTGAAAGTTACCACTGACCAGTATATATGCAGTGATATAAGAAATGTTCGCATAGTTTAGAATAGAATAATGATTTTTTTGTGTGAGAGATGTGGATATGCGACGAGCATCAAGTGTAACATATTGAATCATTTCAAAAGAAAGATACAATGCTTGGCTTTACATTCGAAAAAGCCATGTGAAGAATTGCTTTTGAGCCTTAGCTCCGAAACATGTGTGAAACAAGATACAACATTAAGTGAGATAAACGATTTAAAACATATATGTGAGTTGTGTTATAAAACCTTTACAAGCCGACAAGGGAAATATCAACACAAACGCCACTGTAAGGGGACTGCACCAAAAGTCGAACAATACAGGATACAAACAGAAAATGAAACCACACCTCTTGTTAAGCAAGTTCAGCAACATAAAAAATCAACAGAAGAAAATTTCAATCATATTAAACAACAGATGAACCACATTATAAGTGAGATAACACATATGAAGAGTCAACCATTAAACCACACAACAAACAATTACCACACCACAATTAACATTGACCAAAGTACAAAAACCTCTATTTATTCATTCACAGATGTACCTTTGGAATGTATTAAAGATGAAACAATGTTAACATTATTATCAAAAACATACTTCCAACAATTGTTTGATTCATTGAAAGAGATTGTCCGACTTGTATACTATAATGAGAAGCACCCAGAAAACCACGCAGTCTATATACCAAATGTGAGAAATAAGTATGCAAAAGTATGGAATGGACAATCATGGATATTTCAAAACAGAGATGATATTTTGATCAATGTCAGGAACAAGACAATTGAACTCATGAACAAATTTTTCTGTGGAAACGAACAAAGATTTAGCATGATGCAGAAGCAACATCTTCGTAAATGGCATGATAGGTACTATGACGATTCAGACAAACTTTTTGACAAAAAGACAAAAACTGCGGTCGAAGAGACAATACTGTCATATCAATCACTTGTTAAAAAAACAATAGACAAATACAATCTACTCTAATAATGTTTAATGAAAACTAGTATCGATGTTATACTGCCATTGAGCCAAGAATTGACATGTCCCCACTTTCTAATGTCATGGTCATCGAAAGAACAATTTGTAAGGATGTATTAATTGCCTTTCCATTGAGGATAGGATTAGGAATTTTGATTGCATATGTCTGGTTGTAGAATCGAAGTGCATCAACAAGGCTTTTATCAACTAGAAGTTTTCCAATTGATTGGTCTAATTTACCTGGAGCAGAGATAAAGAAGTTATTGGTGAAGCCAAACTCATTTGCTTCACCAATTTGATGTATCTCATGACCCTCACGTCGGTTAACCCATTCTGCTAATCTCATGTATGTTGCACTTGTGGCACAAGGATCGGTTGGTATAGGCTGCAATGATACAAATGTCTCACTAAAGAAGTGCTTGCACATAATGTTGTCACCAATATAAAATTCATTTTTGTCAAAGTATTTATCTAACGTCACTTGAATGAATTTTTCATTATACACAGTGTAATCAATTTTGATTATGTTGAAATTATCAAGACTCTGATTAAATAAAATACCATTCGGCCTTATAACCGACACTGTCAAACGTGGTAATATTCCAAGAAGACTAGTAAACTGCTTGACTTCATCTTGCATAGGCTTCATAAGTATGTAACCTCTCCCATTTGGTGCTTTGTATGAACGATCATAACAGAATTGAGTGTTGCACTTTTGTGTTGCTTGGTTAAATCCATCATACATATCTGAAATTTCATCAATGTGAAGCATCACGTATGGAAAAGTAAGCTTGTTTTCATTGTAGTAATAGCTCTTTGGTGCTGAATTCAACAATGATTTGTGTTCCTCAATCTCCATCGGAATGATCAATGATGTAAACTTAAGACTTGATATGTTACGATATGGCTTAGATAGGCCTGACATGTCAACTGAAAACTTGAAACGTTGGTATTGGTTCATCCAGTCTCTATCAAACCCATTAACAATGAGGTATTTTTTTTGAAATGAACGTTTTTTCACTGGAGGAATGATGTCATACTGTGCATGGTTGACAAAGTTGGGTGTTGTTTTGATAACCAATGCATCCTCTGTATGAGTTATAGTGCTGGATATATCTTGATAAAGAGCTTTAGGGTCAAAAGAAATCTTTGGTTTTTGTGTCTGTATGCTGGTCAACAGGTAATCACTTTCCCTAGTCTTTTGATTGAATTGGTCTTGTGAAACAGGTGGCAAGTTTGTTGTTGTTATTATAAACTCTTTTTCACGGTTTTCTTCTAATGATGTCAGTTTGCTAGAAAATTCGTTTATATCTATAGCTGTTTCAGATGCACCCACAATATCAGATGATGTTTGTTTGTTTTCATTATTGTTTCTTATTTTCATAATTCTATCATACTCAGTCGTAACAGTATCCTTAGAATTGTTAGTATTCATTGGAAGAATTTGGAGTGATTGCAAAGAACGAGAACCAAAAACTTGTGTTTCTCTTTCGAGAATTTTGACATTAGTTTTTTTTATTTTTGAGATTTTATACTTTTCAACATAAATGTCGCGAACTTCATTTAATGCAATATTATTCAAATCTGTAAGTTTTAAATGTTTGTATTTTTCAGAATCTTTTATTGATTTCATTGTTGAATACAAAACATCTTCTACCTTTGAATCCTTAACACTTGAAATTTCAAAATCGAACGTTTTCAGCATATAATTCGAAAACACTTTAACACTTTGCTTAAAATTTGGAACTTTCATAAACGATTCCATTTCGATATGGTACAATTTAAATATAAAAATATAACCATTTTTAAACAACCACATATATTCTATGAAGCAGCATCAATTTGAACAACACTTAAACAACTATAAAAACTTCGACTTTGCAAAAACAGCTGTTATAAAGCCACCGTTTGAAGAATTTAAAAATAAAGAGATCAGTAATAAACTTACACGTATACTTATTGACAGCAGAGACAGGAATGTAGATATATTTCCATCACCATCCTGTTATGAAATCCAACTCGATGAAGAGATTGAAGATGTGACATCGGCAGAGGTTCTTGTAATTGATGTTCCATTCAGCACATATTTAATCAACCTTAATAATAACAAGCTCTCAATAAGCTCAGGATCCAGTGCTAATGTGATGGTTGTGTTACCAGTCGGAGACTTTACAGGACCCTCACTCGCAAGTGCAATACAATCGTCCCTTAACAAACAGATAGGATCATCTTTCAATGTGTTATATGACATTGTGCGTGACAACTTCACATTTTCATCTGACCAACCATTCCAATTCCACTTCAAAACACACAATCCATCTTATCCTTCAAATCTATGCAAAGTGCTTGGTTTTCAATTTAAAGATATGTCCAGTGAGATTGTGGAAGAAGATGATTATGGGTACACAAACTTTTTATTATCGACACATCGAAAAGATTTTAATGACAACAAATATATTGTGTTACATATCGAACAGATAAGTCTCAATTACAGTAACAATACAACAACTAACAAATCTCTTGTATTGATTCCTCCATCATATATGACACTTAACCATAGTACTATAACACCAATCAAAAAATTCTTCAACCCACCGATTGGAAGGCTTACAAAACTACGGCTTACATTTAAGGACTATTATGGTAATTTGTACGATTTTCAGAACCATGATCATCGTATAGACCTCTTATTTGAAAGCAATAAGCATCTGAGAAGATTTCAAGGGTAGGGTCGGTAAAGGATGTATCGTAATTGGTGTACAAAGTCATCATTTTTATGGACCGGTATACGGTTGCGTGTCTTCCGGTATGTTTCGTTAGGGTACTCCTTGCAAAGTATATTGAAGAGCATAGAAAATATACCACATTCTGTGTTTTTATTTTGGTGGACCTTGTCATTGTACTTGACAACAAAAATTTTAGAAGTTTGATATTGAGAATGGGACTTGGATTCCCAATGTTTGCTGACCTGGTCTCTAACTAATTTTATGAAATCTCTTATATATTTTGGGGGCTCGACCCCACCAGAATCATAGTAGCATATACCATATTTTGAGAACCTTGGATCCATGTTGCAATAACATGCGACCCAATGTGACCCAGGTTTGTCATGTTTATCGAGGTTGAATATGATACCGAATTGGGTCGTCCCATCAGTTATCAGGTCGGTTGCATTAAAATTGCACATATTTCTTGATATACATGTTCCACTTATCTTCTGGTTAAAATCTACAGGAAATACACCTAGGAACTTAAATGATTCATCTTTGTACTGTTGCATAACTTTTTCTATGTCTTGCGTATTGAGCCATAGTCTCGTATTTGTCTTCCATTCGGATGGCATAGATGGCCTGTAGTTGGAAGCAAGAGAATGTTTAATTTCTTGAATAGGCTCTTGTTCAATCCAACATGCTTCATCCTTGCAGTTTTGGAACCGCTTTTGAAGAGCAAGAGTGATATGTGCAACGGACTTAAAGTCCTTATGAGGAATAAGATCTTCTGGTCGTTTCTGATTATATACAATTCCAATCATTTGTAATTCAGGCAATGTTAAGCATGTTTGTGTTTTGTTGTAAGTGCTGGTTCTGTTTGGCGAACAGAAACCTGCTGTTGAAATAGGAATTTTCGAGCTTATAATTGTTTCAGTGTTTTTCTTTTTGTTTTTTTGTGTGTTATGATTTGGTACCTTTTGTTTGTTTTTGGGAGGCATATGAACACGGCTTTCCTTATTCTCTATAACCATTTTTTTATGGACTATACTTGTTCTTGAAATCGGACATGATATTATCAAGTCGTTCTCTGACAAAAGATTTGAAATCTTCGCAATTTTTTAGAACAAGCTGATCAGATGTCCATTTATCCAAGTTTGATTTGATGATATCGTGAATGTCCTTGGTGCATTGTTCACTTTGGCTCAATGGTTTGCGTGAAGAACTACATTTCTTATGATTTGCAAGCATGTCAAGGTACATGGGATCGTTTTCATACATTATAGTGTTCTGTAATCATTTGACAAGAAAAAATGAAAAATTTGACGTGCTTTGTTTTTTATTTTAACTTTGATTTAAGAAGTTTGTTACCCATATACATCTACATACATTGATAAGGCAAGCAAGTAAAACAATTTAAAAAACAAATATATAGTAATTACAATGACAGATGCTGGAGCGGCTGTGGAAATACAATATGCATCAATTGAGGAATACATCGACCAACATAGGGTTGACAAGGGATCCGAGTTCACTCATACAAGCCTATCAAAACCAACTTGTTCATTCTACGTCCCTGCTGATGAAATGGAGTTGTTTTATGGTATGTACTCACATGCCGTTGACCAGAGGAAGGATTTGTATGTAACCGAGAAGAACAGACATATAGGGCCAATTCTTATCGATCTCGATTTTAGGTTCAAAGATTCAATGAACCTGTCACGTAGGTACTCAAATACAGATATCGATGATATTATTGGTCTGTATGTTGACACTATCAACGAATATCTTGATTTGGGCCCGGGACAAAACATAACACTATATGTGATGGAGAAACCAGCTCCCATCTTGGCAAATGGTGTTGTGAAAGATGGCCTTCATATTGTTATTCCAAACATAGCAACACGTGCGAGCATCAAGCACCTCATAAGGAATGATGTGATGAACAATATGGGTGATATCGTGAAGAGGATAGGTGCAGACAACAAGATCGAAGATATCGTTGATGAGGCAGTCATCCAAAAGAACAACTGGTTCATGTTTGGCAGCAAAAAACCTAATGGTGTACCATACAAAGTAACCCATGTATTTCAATACAACGCATCGGATGGTATTGTTGACGAGACTGACAACACTTTGGATACGATAGATCTTGTGAAGACTTTGTCCATCCGCAACAAGTATGAAGAAAACGTGACCCTTCCAGAAAAGAAGGATACAATACTAGAATATGAGAAGAAAATGGACAAGCAAAGGAGTAATGCAGATTCTGTAAGGGCCATTTTATCTCAAGAAGTAAACCAAAAAACAAATTGTTGCGATGACATCGAGTTAGTTGAGCAGTTAGTTGACATCTTGAGCAATGAAAGGTGTGAATCGTATAACGATTGGATTCGTCTCGGATGGTGCCTCCGAAATATAGATAACCGTCTCCTTGGAAAGTGGAAAGACTTCAGTATGAGGTCACCAAAATACAACGAGGTTGAATGTGATCGGATGTGGAACAACATGAAGGATGGTGGGCTAGGAACTGGAACACTGCATATGTGGGCAAAAGCCGACAACCTCGAAAAGTATCGTACCATAATGCATAATGACCTGAAGCTGTTAATGTACCAAAGTACATCCGGAACGCATCATGATGTTGCACGTGTGGTTCACCACATGTACAAGCACAGCTTTGTGTGTGCATCACTCAAGTTCAAGTCCTGGTATGAATTCCGTGATCACCGTTGGCATGTATCCGATTCTGGACTGGGCGTAAGGATGAAGATTTCAGATGATGTATGGAGGGAGTACCACACAGTGGCAATTGAGTATACCCAGACTGCCATAGCAGCATCGGGTGCTGCAGACCAAACAAGGTACCAGGAGCTAGCCAAGCGAATGAATGACATTGCAATCAAGCTGAGGACGACAGGCTTCAAGGAGAATGTAATGAAAGAGTGTAGTGAACTATTTTATGCGGAAAAGTTTGAAGAGAGGCTTGATAGCAACCCTTCACTCATTGGATTTGACAATGGAGTGTTCGACTTCACTACTATGGAGTTCCGTGAAGGGCGTCCAGAGGACAACATCTCGTTCACGACACGTAACAACTATGTCGAGTACAATCCAGAACATGACAACATTCGACAAATTGAAAATTATCTTTCACAAGTGCTAGTGAAGGCTCATCTACGTGAGTATGTTATGAAGCTGTTTGCAAGCTTCCTGAATGGTGCCATCAAGGAGCAAAAGTTCTACATATGGACAGGAACCGGGTCAAACTCAAAGTCGATGCTAGTGGAGCTCTTTGAAGGGGCGTTTGGAGACTACTGTTGCAAGTTCCCGATCACGCTCCTTACACAGAAACGTGCGGCATCGAATGCTGCACAGTCTGAGATTGCACGTGCCAAGGGGAAGAGGTTCGTGACACTACAAGAACCGAGCGAAGATGAGAAGCTGAACGTGGGCTTGATGAAGGAGTTGTCAGGTGGAGATGTGATCATGGCACGTGCACTTTACAAGGAACCCATTGAGTTTAAGCCAATGTTCAAGATGTTGCTCCTATGCAACCACCTCCCTGCAGTTCCAAGTGATGATGGGGGTACATGGCGCCGCATTCGAGTGGTGGAGTTCACATCAAAGTTCTGTGAGAACCCTGTACAAGATAATGAGTTTCCAATTGATTATGAGCTTTCAGAGAAAATGGTGGCATGGCGTCCGTACTTTATGTCATTCCTCCTCGAGTATTACAAACATTATCTGAGCGAGGGAGCATGTGAACCTCCCGAGGTGATCAAGTGCACACTTGATTACAAAAGCCAGAATGATTACTTGTCTCTCTTTATCCAAAACAAGATTGAGAAGAAAGACAGTGGATTCCTCAGTCTTGATGAAGTTTACACCGAGCTGAAGAACTGGATCAGGGACGATGGTGTGCCAGTCAAGACTCCCAGCAAACCAGACCTCGAAAAATACTTGGGGAAAAACCTTACAAAATGTGTGGTTCACAACCACATGAAGGGGTTTAAAGGCTATCGTGTCGTTAACATCCTTGAAAACACAGATGAAGATCTGATTGATTAAATAAAGTAGTTTAAGCAAGATAGACTATTGAATAATATAGTGGGTATTTGTGAATAAGAAGAGCGTGTAAAATTTGAATTTTATTCTTCTTATAGAGTTAGTAGAAACACACACAACAATGAACTACAAGGAAGAGGTTATGAAAAGTCTTACTACTATATTTGATATGCTCAGAGACCGTCGTGTAGATGGGGTTGACGAAGCAGCAGAACGCTACAGTGTCAATGAGATATCAAGTATTCTAAGTTCACGCCAAACATTCAACTTGGACATTAAGGATAAGGTCCGGATCATATTCGATGTTGGAAGCAAAATGAAATCAGCAGATGTAAAGAAAATTGTTGAATTGGATACAGATTTCGCCCTCTTTCTCATTGTGTCCCGTGAAAAAGCAGGGGCTAATGAGCTGAAAAAGTTGAAGGAATTAAAAGTTGAGTTCCAGGTGTTTGATATGAGAGAGCTACAATACAACATTTCAAAGCACATGCTCGTTCCAAAGCATGAACTTCTAACCAACGATGCAGAAATTGAAGAGATTGTGAATGTTCACATGCTGAAATCTAGGCATCAAATGCCAATTATTCTTAAAACCGACCCGATGGCAAGGTACCTATATGCCAGACCAGGAGACCTCGTCAGGATCACAAGGCATAGCCCCACATCAGGAGAACATGTTATTTACAGGTGTTGTATGTAAAATGACTCAAACCACTACAACGTCATTTCAAGTCAACATTAACACATTTTTCCAAATTGCATGCTTGATGTCATCATTTTTATAACTCCAATATTCAAATGATAATGAAGTGAACGAATCATGTCCTTTTTTTCTCACTTCAATTTAATAAGTTCCATCTTTAATGGAGAATACAGAAGACATTATACAGAATCTATCCTCATTCATGTACACATATGAACACTTTTGCAAACGAACTACATTTCCATTTGTACTCTATAACAAGTTCAGCCAAATGACTTCGGATCAGGTTGAATTCAACCAATTCCTAGCAGATCTCTCATCAAAGCATGAATCAAAAAATGCAAAGGATACCATCAGTTTCTTTATTGAAAAATGTACAGATATCTCGAGTGTAGATGGGTACATAAAACTAGATCAAACGCCATCAACGGGTTATGGATACATGTTTCCTATGAGTGCAAACAGCACCACTAACATTTTCTCTACTCTCACTTCAAACTATACGACACCACTTCCGGCTCTTGGTCCTGCAGAAGATAACACAGTCATAAGCAAATATATTGACTCCATGTTAGATGTGTTTTCAATGGTATTTTACATGGTTTATAACGTTCTAAGTACCGCGGCCGATGTGGGCGGAAGTCAGTACAAGCCAAAACTCCCAGCCAATTTAAACTTTCCAAGCTTCAACACTAAAGTACAGAGCCTGTGTGCTACTATATTCCAGTTTGATGCATTCACAACTTCTATGTCGCTTGATGAGTACATTGAGAAGATCACCGCAAACTTGTATGATCCGACTATCAACACAGTGTTCACTGAGCCCCTTCAAAACCAGTTGTTCATTATATGTTTTTATCCATTCTTCACCTACAAGTACATTTGCAACTTTATAGTTCCAAGCCCTAAATTATCAGCAGCAGATAAAGGTTCACGGAATGTATATGTTCGTCGGGCAGCTATCATGTCAATTTACATGTTTCATGCATACTTCTTCTTTTCGTTTTATGGCCTATCAGCTCGGATATCTCCATCCAGTGACTTTACAACAAAACTTCGCCAACTTCTAGATTCCAATGCCATCCATCCATTTACACAAGAGTCGTTAATGGATAATGACCAACTTGATGCTCTTGATGGCAAAACCAATGCAGCATTCGAAATAACATCGAGAATAGAACAAACAAATCGTGAGATTGAGATGTCTCGAACCAATATCAACACCGTAATATTTGCAGAGCCAAAAATGAATGCAAGATTGAAAAGAGCTAAAATTGCAAAGTGGATATGGTTTTCATTATTTGTTGTTTATGTTTTGATCATACTTATATTCTGCATCATCCTGATCCAAGGAAAAGCAGCCATTGGCGTTCCTGGAATTGAGTCGAAATTTTTGAATGAAACAGGTATCAGTTTAGAAGATTTTTTAAATAAAGTTGCGTCTGGTGGCAACATTGTAAGCGCTTTATTCATCATCGTTCTGTGCATATCAGGCATTATTTATGCTTCAAAGAAATTCTAATAGTATTATAATAATATGGCATCCCCTCTCTCATACGTTCCGGATTATACTGCAACCGATCAGCAGAACAAAGAAACCGTGCAGAACAACTTCATGCAACAATACAACCTATCACAAAATGCAAGTGTGAAAAGACCCACATTACAATCCGACGTTGATGCTTGGTCATTTCCAGGGCACACTAAAGACCAACTTGCACAGATTGAGAACGTGTTCAACCTGGCACGTCAACAGTATATGAAAGAAACCCAAGACATGAAGATGTTAAACAATCTTTCAAATGTTAGCTCATATGTTTCAACATCTGTGACAAAAGAATACGATCGCTTGTCATCCCTGAAGAACAAGAGTTTTAGTAACGTACATAAGATGAGGCAACACTATATGCTAAAGCAGTACGACGTGAACTACAATAGGTTCTTATCAGGTGTCTTACAATTCACCTTATTTGTCAGTGCATTGTGTGGGTTTATTTTGTTATACATGTTCCACCCCGTGAACCCATTATCAAGCAATGTGGGCTTGGGTGTCATTGGATCAATCTTAGTATTCTACCTTGTTGTATTGTTTTTCTTTATCAAGGATATGCAAAACCGCCGAAAGGACGATTGGAACAAGTTTTATTTTGCCAACATGGATAACGACAAAGATGGAAAGACATGTGGGAAATAATAATTTCTCAACAAATAGTAAACAATCGATCAAATGAATAATGAATCAAAGCGAACTGCAGTATACATTACACTTATCTGCATTGGTGTTGTTATAACCACACTATTTGTTATAATGTTGTCATACAATCTACGTGTGTTTATGCTCCTTTTGATCCTTTACTTTATGAGCTTTTCGATCTACATATTTGTATACTTGATGATTAATAAAGAAAAATTAGATGACGAAGTGAAGTATGAAGTAGCAAAGTATTCATCGCTTTTCAACATTTTCTTTGGTGCAGCTATATTTATTCTAGGGATTATCTTCACAAGCAAGATACCTGGATATGGCGCCCCTCCGAGCCGTTACTAGAACAGCATTCCAAAATTTGCTTTGTTGTATGAAAATCCTACATCTTCAACATTATTATCAAAACCTGTTTTTTTGGAATTGGAATTGGAATTGGAATTGGAATCGGAATTGGAATCGGAATCGGAATCGGAATCGGAATCGGAATCGGAATCGGAATCGGAATCGGAATCAGAATCGGTTGCTTTCACATTTTCCATTTCAACAGCTTGTACTGGTCGGCTTGGACTGGGGATAGCAAAAATCATTTCTTTGTGATTTATTGTTTTCTTAATTTTTGCATTATCAATAGTGAATCTGTGCACTTTAAAAACAAGGGTAATAAAGCATGTTGCTACCAATGTAGATAATAGCCACTGTTTTGTCATGAATAGGTAGATTAAAAGAGCAAACACCAAAGCAGAAAAGATAATGCCAATAAACGGATTTGCAAGTGGTCTGGTAAAGCCGAGTGGGACAAGGATAAGGAAACAGCAGATTGTTCCTACTATGTATTTGAGGTATTGGTATTGATCTTGCATTCTTACAAAATGCATAGAAATGAAACATTGCTGTATATTTTGTTTCTATAATACAAGTAAATGAAGTCAAGAACATCCAATTCAACTGGAGTTTCCCCAAACGCTGTTGTAGCTGGTGCTGCAGGTGTAGGTTTATTAAGCAGTGCTGGTGGAACGACAATAACAACTTGTACTAACGGTGATGATAGCTTTTACTGTAAATTTGTAAAAGGGTTTAACATGATTAAAATGGTGTTGTTTATATTAATACTGTTGTTGCTGGGATACTTTGCATACACATTAGTTTTTGCAAAGAACCAAAATAAGAGAGCATAAAGAAGATGAGATATATTTACAGCAAGCATTCACCATTGAGGGCAATGAATGATGTGTTGTTTAAAGGATCAACATGATCATCATTCTCATCATTCTCGATTTCATAGTTGTTTGAATTGTAATACTTTAATCTTTTAATACCCTGCCTTTCAAAGATGCTAAACTTGTCAACAATATCTATGATTAGTGGCACATGACGACGTTCATTCTCCTTATCACGTAGAATGCGACCGACCGATTGAATAATATCACTCTTTGGAGATGCTAAGATTAGAGTGTCGAGCCCTTTCTGATCATACCCCTCAGATGCAATTGCAAAGGTTGCAAGAATAACCTGTTTTTTTTCAGACTCTGCAAGCACATCAGGCTTTAAGCCTCCATAGTATAGGCCATTGTCAATGCCTAGACGGTCGAAGTATAGCTTCATGGTTTCCAAATGGTTTCGACGATCGCTTAGAATGAGGACTTTGCGGTCAGGCTCTGCTTTCAGAACACTTTGCAACACTTTGGTAAGAAACTCAGTTCGATTAAAGTGCCCACATACGTTGTTAATCATCTTTGCAATATTAAGCTTGTCATTTCCCATATAGTGCTCACGCGAATACAAAGGATTTGTATCATAATAATTCCTGACAATCACCTTCACGTTGTCAATACGCTTACTTGCTTTGAAGACAATGTCTCCGAGGTACCACATGAACACTTTAGAAAGGCCATCCTTTCGTTTGACCGTTGCAGACAGACCTATCGTGTACATGAAGCTTACTTTTCTCAGTGCCTTGCTGAAAACTTCAGCACTCGTATGATGAACTTCGTCAATCACTACAAGTCCAAACCCATCAAATATGTTATTGTCATATGTCTTCATGCTCAGACTTTGAAGTGATGCAAGAACAACATCTTTGCCATCAATGTCAATTGTTTTGGCTTTTAACATTCCTATTTTTGCTTCAGGAACAAACTGCTGAATGCGTTCTTTCCATTGGTTTAGAAGGAACTCTTTGTGGACAACAATTAACGTTTTTTTCTTCAGTTTGCACATAATATAAAGTGCCATTGTAGTCTTCCCACCACCACAGAAGACGTTAAGGATTCCACCAGCCTTTGTTGGGTTCTTGCATGCATTCAGCATATCTTGTACCGGGGTTACTTGTTCAGGTCGTAGCAATCCTGTAAATTTCAAGTCTGTATTGTCATCAATGCAAATCTTGTTAATATTTGGAACACCAAATGTCTTCAAACCGTATGATTTTGGGACATATATCCTAGATTCACTCTCCATGTACAGTTTAAATGATGCTGGCTTGACATTAAAATCACATCCAGTAAATGGTGTGACTGTGAGATCTTTCTTCACTTTCGTAAGGAGAGCATCACCAATATCTTTTTTCAGGACGTTGTATCCTCTTGAAGATAAAACTGTTGATGTGAACTCGTTCATTGTATACCGAATGACAAACTAATGTAAAGGTTTGTTGTTTTTTGTTCTTAGAGTAGTATGTATAATGAAACAATGTTTATATACACAACACATATGAAAAACAAACATGCACGTTACATAGAAAATAATTTATATTGATATTATAATTGGTGTCATGTTATCAGTTGCATTTAAAAACGGAATTATCATGTTATTGATAATCTTGATAATTCACTTTATAATAAAGAATTACATTTTTACCTTGCACGGACAAGGTAATATCGTTGTGCAAGTCGAGAGAGATGTCAGCAAATCATTTAAAACAGAAGTTGGAGCAATAACAGATGAAAATTTTATTGAAAAGGATGAAAAAGACATGATCGTACAAACGACTCCGCTTCCAGCAAAACCATTTGTGTTGGACGAAGAAGAGCTGTTTAAATATGTACAGAGTTTGGAAGATTCAAAACAAATAATGTTTGATGCCAACACTAAAAATGCATCTACATGTGATGATGCTTTTGAAACTATTGATACATCAATAAAGAAAGGTAAACCTATAGATCCATCGAAAACAAATACTCCTTACTACATGTTGTCAGAGTATGATGATGAAAATGTAATGAATGGCGGGCATCTTTTCAAAAACATTGACGGTTTTGAAGAAAGTGTAAAGTATTCTGATTATGAAAAATTGACATGATTTAAACAGTATTAAAGTGTATAAGATAACCCTGCAAAGATCATGCACTTGGGTGAGATTTCGTTTTGTGACAAAGTCGGATTTAATATCAAATCCGATGAGTTCAGGAAAAAAGTATTAACAGACCTGGAAACCCAATTCAATTTTAAGATTATCCAAAAACACTTTGACAAGTACCACGATGGAACACTTCAAATTTTGAAAACCAATCCCCATATGATATCACTGCGCTCAAATGGCAATCCCTACTTGTTGTATCTAACGCAGTACAATGGTGTTAATCAATGCATTTTCATAGACAAGAAAATCCAACATGGTTACTTTTACCCCAGGATGATCATTGTCAAACTTTGGTTTGATGACGTCCTCTTCAATAATACGCTTTTAGATGGGGAGATGGTGAAGGACAAAATGGATAGGTGGACATTTGTAATTGGGGATATCATTGGTGACTCGGGACACCATCTTGCATCTCACAACCTTGTCAAACGTATGAACCGCATATATGAAATCCTAGGCAATCAATACATCCCAGATGAGCTTGATGTGTGCATAATTTTTGTGAAGCGTTACTTCCATTACAATGAATACAACTATATGGTATCAACATTTATGCCCAGTTTGCCGTACACATGCAGAGGAATGTATTTTAAGCCCCTGTTTCTGAAGTTTCGAGATGTTTTAATGAATTTTGATGACAATCTTGTCAAAAAAGTTGTACGAACAAAGTACAAGGACGCAGGGAACATGGGGACATTCCTGCTAAACTCTGATTTTGATAAACATACCAAAAACCCAAATGAGGAAGGGGAAACATTACCAAATAAATCAGACCAGGGTACCCCCTACCCAGCAGCTTCCGACCCAAACAATGAGATGCGGTGTTTTTCAGTCCAAAAGACAAGCCATACTGACATATATGAGCTACACGACAACCATACGTTGATCGGCATCGCATGCATGAACAATATGGCTACAAGCCACAAGATGAGAGAGTTGTTTAGGAATACAACTCCAACAGAAAAAATCAGGATGAATTGCAAGTTCTCTGAAAAGTTTTTGAAATGGATTCCATTGGATGTCGTATGAATGTGTTTTAATTGAATATATATATATGAGTACAATTACGAAACAAGATTGTGAAGAATGGAAGATGTAGTTTTGGATGCAAATTAATCTTTAGGAGACTTGAAGCATGTTTACGATGCTTTCAATACATTGGTTGATAGATGTTACATCAACATTGTTGTCATGATTGTAATTGATATACACCTTAAAAACAACATTTCTTTTTGGTATGTACGTGATGGTTTCGAAGTTCAGATACACCCTGTTATGAAATCTAAAGATGAGGCGATTCACGTAGTACATTGAGTCGAGTGATGTGGTTGATGGAAACATATGGAATGGTTGTTTTTCTTTCTTTCCAATGCAGATAGTTAGTTTTTTCGACAGATGTTCAATTTTGTTTATTGTTTTTGTCATGACTTTAATGTCTTCATTATGTGAATTCTCATAAATCATGTTTTGATATTGAAAGCATTTTGCATGCTTTGTGAAGTATTTTGGCAGTTTTATCATTTCAAGGTATTTTGTAAAAACCTCTCTAGATAAACCCACGTGGACTGTTCTATCATTCGCATCATCATCACTTGTGATGATTAGCTCAACGTAATTGCATCCATCAGGAAGTGACTCAATAAACATTGTTGTTAGAAGAAGAACCCCTGCTATGCTATAACAAGTTAACTTTAAATTGTTTGAAATCAATTTTTTGGCTGGCTGGCACATGGTTGGCAGTTTTTTTCTTTTTTATATTATACATCCAATTATGAACAACTGTAGATATGTTGCAACTGGTTCATTTGTATGTTCAAAGAATCAAAATTAACACTTTCAGGATGAACATTTTCAGGATGAACACTTTCAGGATGAACACTTTCGTAGGAAGGAAGGAGCAATAGCAAAAATATATAGTGAAAAAGATTTGAAAGGAGATGTTAAAACAATTGATGAACCAATAAAAGTTTCCATGACTAAAGATGAATATTGGAAAAAGTTTGATAATAAGTTTAACTCATTCACACTCAAATCTGGATTTACAATAGAAGTTTGGTCAAACCCAAACTGGACTGGTAATACTCTGAAATTTGAAGGGCCCACAAAGGTCACTGATGTGCATGCTAATGATGGAAGACGCATTGGTGGGATATCTTCCTTTAAGATTACAAAAAATAAGAAATAACCCCAAAACCGATTCTTATTACAATTCCTTCATAAATGGAAATCTCATTTTACATCCTCCACCTGTTACCACAGTTCAAACAAGTGATAAACAGGGTCATTGGCTCATCTGCAGAGCGAACCTGTTTTTCCCGGTAAATACAATCCCTTTTCTTGCATTTTCCGCATTTGAACTGGTTTGTCATTGCTTCAGGCTTCTTATCAAATGTAATATCATTCCTCATTTTTTCATCCACAATTCCCTTCCACCTCTCCGGGAACGTCCGCTCGGGTTCCATAAAAGGCAGTTCGTGTGGAAGAAACTCGTGCTCCTTCAACCGGTCTATAAGACGACCATTCTTGATGTAAGATGACTTGTTCACATTTGAAAGTACAGACCGAGCTTTGTCTTTATAGAGCAAAACGAACCTGGGGCTTTTCCAGTTTTTCACAATCTTCAGCTTATCAGACTGTCCAATACACCAGTTGAAAACACCCGTTTCCATATCAATTGCATACTTTTCATTAAGGTCGGTGTTCTTCATGATCAATTCAACAACCTTTGTGCGGAGCTCGGTTCCCATCTGGCTATATTGTTAAAGTAATACTTGAATTCTTATACCTTTTCAAATTTTAATCATTTCAAATATTTATAAGGATGAAGACAAAATGATGTCAAGAAGTACAAAAGAAGCAAATGTCAGGGATAGCAGAAAGACAATTCGAACAAGTTTGTCAAATAAGTTTACAAAAAATACATTTTTTGGGACTGTTTTGTACTTGTAACGGACCCCACTTGCATCAGAAAAAATAAAGTTTTCATCATCACACAGATTAATCACCCTGTGAGCACGCATAGACCATGCATGCTTCTGACATGAGCAAATCTGGTAGAAACTGTTGATAGGATGTTCAAATTTGCACATTTGCAAAGATATGATGTAACAAAGCGTTTGGTCCCTCCTATACCCTTTGCATAATTTTCTTACATATGGATCTCCAGGTCTTCAATGCGCCAGTACTCCTTTGTTCCATTCGACAACGTCCGCGAAATGATAAATGGCAATTTTTTATATTTAAGCTCCAGGATCGCAATCTCTCGAATTGTTTTAATCTGGTACTTTTCAACATCAATGTAAGGAGGTGCACCCCGTGCGAGCTGCTCTAGTCTCATGCCAATTATTTTCGCCAACTCGTAACGAGTCAAAGTGGACCGGGAAACATTCTTTGAAACATCATAGTTTTTAACCATATCAGCAAAATCATCAATAATTTTTGTCATTCCGTTTATCTATCTTCCTGTTCTGTTTATATAATATATATAAAATCGAATTTTAAGATACGTTTTCAGATTTCCAGAAGTTCTCGCAGTAGCAACAACAATATAGATATGACATCTTAACTGGATTGAATTTAATGTAGATAACTTCGTCATCCTTCTCTTTAGGCTTTGAACAGTTTGCGTTTGGGCACTTGATGTGGTTAACACGTGGAAGTGTTGGATCGTACTTGATGAAAGGGGTGCTAAACTGTTTAAAGTTGCTCACGTTTTCATCTAGTACGTTTTCCATAATGCATTTAGATGTAATAGAGTCATCACTCGTGGTAAATTCACAGTTTTTACAGTAGTACAGGAATTGCGTATCACTGACTTTTATGTAGAGCATGTTGTTACAGACACTGCAAAACTTCATTATGTTGCCCTTTACCTTTTACTAAGAGATTTTTACTGTTTATATAACATCAAATTTTTTGTGTTACGTTTACATGTGACGATTATTATTTGAGTATAATTTATATCAGAGAAATGTTCAAGGTCCAAATTTATGTCATCCATGCAGGGTTCCTAGTTAACCGCAAACCGATGTGTGAGGTGCTGGTTAATAAGTTAAAAGAAACATATGGGTTGAGTATTACACATGAATTTGTCACAAGGTTTGATCCCGATCAAGCCTCGGCAGCAGAGATTCAAAATTTGATCCGTCTCCAGAAGACAGAAAAGATTGAGATGTATGACAAAATGGTCAAAAATATGCATATCAAACATGCTAGCAACGTATGCAAGCATTTCAAAGCTATTTCGGATGCAGCAACATCAGAAACCGATTTTGATTACGTCCTTATTCTGGAGGACGACGTTATGTTTGGCGACGACGTTGGTTTGAAACTATTGGACGTGCTGCAGAAGATTAGAAACGACCCAGTAGACGTATTGTTCCTTGGGCTTCCGTCACTGGTGCCTTTAGAAGGAAATGAGATCAAGATCCAACCCGTCAAAGAAATGTTCAAAATGCTTCCTTGCTGTGATTCCTACCTTATCAAGCGTGAAAGCCTAAACAAGCTGGTTCAGTCTTACCAACCTATTCGGTTTGCTACAAATATTCAGCTCTCGTATATTTTTGATACTAATACCGACATGAAAGTCCATATGACTGTACCAAACATTTTCCTTGATGGGTCAAAGTATGGATTGTATTTGAGCTCGATTGAGCCAAACAACAAACTATTCCTCAACCCTGAATACAACCAACTAAACTCACTTGTACGGAAAGAGACCATTGACGAATCTGATACATCAACCATTGAAAAACTACTGGAAAACATGAAGTTCAAGAACCATCCAGACATCCGATTTCTGCAGGGTTTGTACTTGTTAAAAAAAGAGTGTTATAAAGAAGCAAAAGCTACTTTTGATAGCATTTATGATGTGTACTCACAAAATCAATGCATCATTAACAATGAAAGTGAATTTCTACAGGTGTATATGAACACGTTCAAGCACATTCAGTCCTAGTGGCTTTCACTTCTTACGGATAACACGTTTCCCACCCAGCTTCACAGCTCCTGCTTGCTGAATCTCAATGTCATAATCATCATTGGATTTTTGAATAGAATTGATATCAAAAGAAACCAAAGCTGCATCCTGATTTTCTCCTTTTTGTTTCTCCACCTTGTCCTCATTTGACAATACCGGTTGCTGGAATGTGATTGCAGTATTCGCGGCATTGGCATTGGCATTGGCATTGGCATTGGCATTGGCATTGGCATTGTTAATTAGTATCTTTGCGTCTTGAATGGCATTGTCAACATATTCACGACATTCACGTTGGTGCTCTTTGATGACATTTTCGAGGCGTTCTTTAAGCAAACGGTTCAGGTGTTGTTCAAGCTTATGTGTAAGTGCAGTCTCGAGTATGATTCTTTCCTTGCTCATGTCAGACGATTGGGTTTTAAATTGCTTTATGTCATCAGACATTGATTTTATAAGTGCAGACTCTAAAGGTTTGTCAACATAATCATGCTTCTTCATTGTTAGTTCAAGGGTATCAAGACGAGATTCAAGTGGTTTCAAATCAATAGGTACCTGTCTCGGTTGCTCAACATGATATTGCTGCTTGAAACTTTCACGGCCATTGATGATGTTTTCCATCTTGTTGCTTTTATCCACCAGCATATTGACGGTGTAAGCAATTGAGTTGATCATTGTGTACATAGTTGAAGTCATTTTTATAATTGCATAGAAGTTCATATGAAAAGAAAAACGCATCAAAAAATTGAATATTGAAATGATAAATATATAAGCATATATTACAACGCAACATCATATCACCATGCTGATCCCTGTACGGTGCATGACGTGTGGGAAAGTTCTTGCAAACAAGTGGAAAAAGTATACTTTAATGCTGAAAGAGAAGAAACTAAAGAAACATGATGACGAGGTCAGCTATGAGAATTTTGATGGTCATTACAAGGGCAAAATCCTTGATGATCTAGGAATAAATAAGTTATGTTGCAGGCGCCACGTTTTGACCCATGTTGATTTGGTTGACATTCTATAATAAGAAATCTACCATGAATGTAATCAGTACAATTAATCAATCATGATTGATGGTTATAATACAATGAATGAATACTCTGATCTTATTAAGCTTGTTGAAGCATCCGATTCAAATAGGGAAGATGTGTTTTCAACTCTCATGCAAAAAGAGACAAAGGTCTTAGATCTCCTGAACCGGGTTGCTCAGCAGAACCAAGAAAAGAAAGCAACCACTCGTGTATTCTACAACATGTCATTAATCGACTTGATGAACTCACTACTAAGTACATGGAGGATTATCATCCGTGAAGTGACACACGAGGATCAAACCGCCAACACGGTCAAGGCAATATTCTGGGATGGGGACCGCAAGTTATATGTAGGAGTATCGGTAGTTATGATTGGGCTCATTTTATTCTTTATAGATATCAGTAAATGAATGACATAGGAAACCTTGACCATACTACATTAATAATTATTATTGCTACATGTGCAAGTTTGATCTACATAATGTCATCATATGTCCCTCCCCATATCCTTTTAACTATAATGTTTTTAATGGTATTAGGATATATTGCTTATTTAAAAGTTAAAAAAAGTAAAGAATCTATCAAAAGTGCATCACGAAGTATTGATACTCTATACAGGGAAAGCACAGGCTTGGAAACCAATAGGCTTCTAAAAACAAATTCAATACTGTCAAATGCAATCATACGGTTTTCAAAGTATGCGAGTATTGATAGGGGGGCATTTTCTGAGGTTATTAAAGACTTGAATATGTTTTATGAGTTGTACGGAAAGTTACTATTGATTGATGACAAAATAGTGAAACCGAAAATCTACATAAGCACAAATTTTGATAAAATGGTTGTATTAAGAAAAAAAATTATATTCATATTGAACAGCTTCATTCAAAAGAAACACTGGTTAACGACTGATAAAATGTACCATGGAATTATACAAGTTATAACAAATAGTACCCGTACTCCTATATCCGTGCTAAAGAAAAAGAACCCTTGGTTGCGAGACAAGTACATGTATCCCATGCCTCATAATGAGTTTGATGACATTTACATGGTTTAGATTTTGTTTTTTCTTCTGTTGCTTTTTTGTAGAAACGAATAAGCAATGTTCCCATCATTTCTTCTTGATACTAAAATTTTTCAGTCTATTACGGGGCTTCAATATCAGAACGGTATTTGTGAATGCAATGTTAAAGAAGAAGATTCAAACACTTCATATGACCTACAATTCTACAAACATATGATGAAGTCCATTGATAGCACTAAAGCTGCTAGCTTTGCACGGTTCACCAGGGGAGTAAGCTTCCGGCTGAATGGGAATGTGGATATGATTTCATCTAGCTTTGATGATATCGAAGGTGATCAAGAACGAGAGCTTACTCTTGTTCTTTTGATACAGTATTACTTTACAATTTAATACTTTACATTGATAAAAAATCTCTCCAATCAAATAAAGCTATTAATGACATCACGTTGTATGCAATGTGGAGGCAATCTTCGCAACAACGCACGTGGAATAAAAGGTGGTTCGTTAGCATCAGATGTCCTTTGCAATAAAGTGGAATCAGGTGCATATGATTCAATGTCACATAACTCAACAGATTTACTGCGTGTAAATGTTATGAGGGGAGGTGAACTTCAACGTTCAGATGATTATACAATACATAACCAGAAAGGAGGAGAAACATGCACCACACCAAGTGACACACCTCTTAATCTCTCGTCCGCATCCTTAGCAGTGCCCCCATTGGGTGGGCCAGCATCATCAGGTTCGTCTATGATATCATATGAGAACCTACCTTCCGGTGTGTTGAGTTCGTTGATCCAGCCTTTAGGCACCGTACAAGCAGCACAAAACAACATTGTGTTCCCATCTTATTATCAAAGCTTTTCACCATACCTCAAAGGTGGCAAAGCAGCACGTAAAATATGTCCATCGACCACAAATAAGACCACAAATAAGACCACAAATAAGACCACAAAAAAATAATTTGACCACAAATAAGTCAACAAAAAAATAATTTGACCACAAATAAACTTTTGCTTTGACAAATTAACACATTAAAAGTAACATGTTTGTTTTTACAGGAAATAAACTATGAGATAGTTATAAATAGATAGGATGTCAATTCATAAAGACCTTCCATGGAAGATACTCAATAACTATTTCTCTTCTAGCAAGTACTTTATTTCAAAGCACCATCTTGACTCGTATGATGAATTTATAGACAAAAACATTAAAAAAACAATTGCATCAATGAATCCTTTCGTAGTAACAAAGTATCACACTTTTGACAAAAAACCCCGATTGATTCATAAGATAGAGGTATTTGTAGGAGGAGAAGATAACAGTAAGATTTACTTTACACAACCTCTTCAAACAAACAATGACGTGACAAGTGTATTGTTTCCAAACGAGGCCAGGCTTCGAAACCAAACATATGCTTCTGAGCTAAGAGCAGATATGTTGATCAAGTATCATTCATATAGCTACAATGGAGGGGATATCGATGAAACCATCGAAGAAAAACAGATTAAGGATGTCATGCTCAGCAAGATACCGATAATGCTCCACAGCAAGTTATGCATTCTTCGAAACCAGCCATTCGATGTTTTGCGCGAAATGGGGGAATGCCCGTACGACCAGGGTGGTTACTTTGTAATAAACGGAAAAGAAAAGGTAATCATAGCACAAGAACGCAATGTTACAAACAAATTATTCATCAACAAGTCAAGTGATCCAAGGTATCATTATTCAGCGTTTGTAAGGTGCACATCTGAGAAGAAGTCGGTATTTCCTAAAACTATATATATGCATGTATTTTCTAAAGAAACAGCAAAAACTGATCGTGAACAAATCGTTGAAAGTAGCACCAAAATACTACCAGAAGGGACACGAGAAAATGCAATCGTCGTTACTTTGCCACATGTTAATGCAAAAATACCATTATTTCTGTTGTTCAGAGCACTTGGTGTAGAAAGTGACAGGATGATACTCGAATATATTCTTCAGGATTTAGATGACCCATCGAACAAATCCCAGCTAGACTTTTTGCATGCAAGCATCATAGATGCAAACTATATCTTTACTCAGGAACAATCGATAGAGTATATTAATAGGTTCACAAACTTTGGTGAAACTGCAGAAGACACATTGTACATTTTGACAAAACATCTGTTCCCGAACATAGATGGAGAGTTCATCGAGAAAGCTTTGTACTTGGGATATTTGGTCAACCAAGTGGTAAAAGTTGCGGTTGGAATAACAAAGGAGACAGATCGTGACAATTACATGCTAAAACGAGTTGGGATATCAGGTGTACTTTTGTCAGACATATTCAAAGATTTTTACAATGACTTCCGTGTCAAAACAAGAAGCAAAATTGACAATATGTACGAGTTCAACGGATGGAATAGTAAACAAAACATAAGTGGGATGATCATACATGAAAATAAACAAGAGATATTTGGTATGTCTGCTCATTTGATACATGGTCTAGTCAAGTCCCTACGTGGAAGTTGGGGTATCAATGGAGACACATCTGATCAAGGCATTGTACAAGACCTAAGCAGGATATCTTACATGGGATTCATCTCGCATCTCAGGAGGGTGAACATGCCGATGGACACATCCATAAAAATTCGTGAGCCACATAGATTGACAGGGTCTCAATGGGGTGTGATGTGCCCATGTGAAAGCCCAGATGGTGCAAGTATTGGCCTGCTCAAAAACCTTGCAATCCTATGTCATATCACGTATCAAGTTGACTCGGACATCATAATTGAAGCAATGGGACGTGTGAATGAATTTTTTGTAAACATTCAGCAAGTTGATTTGTTGAGCAAGCGGAAATTAGTAAAAATCCGATTGAACAACAACTGGATAGGGTGCACAGACAATCCCAATGTTGTAGTGAGGTACTTCAAGCTATTAAGACGAAATGGATTAATCAACATATTCACATCAATATGCTGGAACATTGTTGAGTATGATATCAACATCCTGACGGATCACGGTAGATGTTGTAGGCCACTGTTCATTTGTCACAATGGTCAATTGCTTGCAAGCAATCTAAAAGAAATATCAAAGAAGGATTGGTCGTATCTTCTTACAGGTAGTCTTGTTAAAACAGAAGATTTTGACCTGTATCATTCCACATTCATTGATCCGTTTGAGCTGACAGGTAAGATTTTGTTGGAAGATGTGATGAATGTTTTAGAAGACAATCAGGGTGTCATCGAATATTTGGATGTAGAGGAGACCAATAGTAGCTACATTGCAATGAAGATAAGTCAGATAGAAAGGTTGAACACGCATTGTGAGATACATCCATCAACTATATTCAGTGTTTACACTTCGACCATCCCCCTACCAAACCATAACCAAGCCCCTCGTAACATTTTCTCAGGAGCACAAGGAAAACAAGCAATCGGTGTTTATGCCACCAACTTTAACAACAGGATAGATACGATGAGTTACGTTTTACATTATCCACAACAACCATTGATTGCTACGAGATATCACAAGTACCTTAAAGCAAATGATTTACCAAATGGTGAGAACCTTATTGTCGCAATCATGACCTATACCGGGTACAACCAGGAAGACTCTATAATCATAAACAAAAGTGCTGTTGAAAGGGGCTTGTTCAATCTGACCTACTTCAAATCATATGTAACTGCTGAAAGTGAAGTTGTCGATTCGAACAAGCGGGCTACGGAGAGGATCTATTTTGCCAATCCAAACAAAGTGATAAGCGAAGGCTCTGATCTAAAGCTCAAGGTGTATGCAAATTACACAAAACTTGATGACAATGGCATGCCAAAGCTGAATTCGTATATTGATGAGGATGATGCAATAGTTGGAAAGGTTTATGAGAATATAAGCTTTGTGTCAGAGAACAACAATGGTGATATTTTTGCGGAAGATAAACGGACTGTAACTCTTGAACCAAGAAATGAAATCGGAGACAAGATAACGACAGGATTTGTTGACAAGATCATCATGTTTAAAAATACGGATGGATTCAACGAAGCAAAGATACGACTTCGCAATATGCGAACTCCCGAGTTGGGTGACAAGCTTGCAAGTCGTCACGGCCAAAAGGGGGTGATAGGCATGATGTTGCCTCATGATATGATGCCGTTCACACAAGATGGGTTGGTCCCAGATATCATAGTAAACCCACATGCCTTTCCTAGTCGCATGACTATAGGGCATCTTATTGAATGCTTGCTGGCAAAAGCGGGGGCAGTGTCTGGTATGGGCATCGATGCTACAGCTTTCGAGGACCAAAACTTCGAAGAGATGATGGATGTGTTGCAAAACAAGTATAAAATGAACCGACATGGTGATGAAATCATGTACAGTGGTATCAATGGTGAACAAATGGCGTCGGACGTCTTTATTGGTCCTACATACTATTTTAGACTCAAGCACATGGTCGCTGATAAAATCAACTATCGACGTGATGGAAAGATTGTAAATATTACAAAACAACCAACAAAAGGCCGGGGTAATGATGGGGGCCTCCGCATAGGCGAAATGGAAACAAACGTACTTTTGTCACATGGTATTTCATCATTTATGAAGGAATCGATGATGGAGCGGTCAGATAAACACAAGATAAAACTTGATGAAGAAACTGGACAGATAACGTATGTTAACAAAAAAAAGGGGATCATACCGAGTGATGTGTCAAACGTTAAGAATGTGGAAATGCCTTATGCGTTTAAACTCTTTGTTCAAGAAATGCAAACTATGTCGATAGATGCAAAACTATTTATCGATCCAGATCCAACAATTATGGAAGAAGGACAAGATTGGTCATGTGAACTTGGAACAAACGACGAAAAAGAAGAAATGTATGCAATATAATGCAAAAATTGTGAAATTATTTTATCAAGGTATAATATAAAAGAATGCCTCTAGCCCCCTTAGACGTTACAGAGCTCCGTGGCCTGAAAGGGTCAATAGGAAAAATGATAAAAGTATTCCGTAAGATCCAAAGTAAACCAAGGTCCAAAGTCGATCTGGTAATCCAGGCTGAAATCGCCAGGGTCAAGGTTAGCAACAGCCTAAGCAAACGTATCATGTCCTTGCGCAATGCGGTTGCACAGAAAAATACCGACAAGGTTTCCAAGTACATTCGTGAAATCAAGACCATCCTCGAAAAGAAGTACACAAAGCTAGAAGCCCGCATCGAGAAGCTCCATGCCAAGTACCTTAAAAAGATCGCCGCAAAGGAGCTAAAGGCCGCCAAGGCGGTCAAGGCCGCTAAAAAAGCAGCAGCCGAGAAAGCCAAAGCCGAGAAGGCCAAAGCCAAAAAGACCGAAGCCAAAAAAGCAAAAAAATCGTCAAAACCGAAGAAGGCCACCAAATCTCGTAAGTCAAAAGACATTTCTGTTCCTGCAGCCTATCGCCTTTTTGGTGGCTTCAATGACCTAGAAGATATGTCCGATCTTGATCTATCTTGATTTGTCCGATCTAGTTGACGTTTCTCCATTTAATTTTAAATTTGGGTTGAAGTTGAATCACCCTATTGAATCACCCTATTTTTTGCATGAAAAACAATTTAAAAAATTGCTTGCATGAAAAACAACACATCAAAATCATTATTCAGTGGTTCAAATGAAGCAGTACAACAAGTATTATGCCCGATAACACCGCCTTGATTATAACCTGCGAGTATGGTATTTTTTCCAGGGCAATGTAGTTATACACATATTTTTCTATAGGAATGATTGAAACCAGAATAAATACACCGATAGCATAAATTGCAACCTTTATATCCTTATTCCAAGACAAAAATACCGACATGTACTTTGACTTTGCATCATCAGTTTGCTGATCAGATTCAAATTGCTGTTGGAAATGGACGGGACCAGCCATAGAGGCAAAGTCACTCATAATGGATGGGTCCATTGGGTTTAGCAGGGGCGAGTTTCCCATCATCATTGTATTTTCGTACAAAGGTGGTGTAGGGGGCATTGGATGCATAAAATGTTGTGGTTGCGATAGAGTTGGTTGTCCACTTGAGATATTGAGCTCGTTCAGAATGTCTTGGATTGAAGTCTCAGTATCGGGGATATCGTGTGCCATTTGTGTGTTTTGGGGGATTGGGAAGTTCTGAGCTGCAACCTGAGCGTTTTGAATCATTTGCCGCTGAGGTTCGTTTACCACCTGTTGTTGCGGTTGAGGTGAAGGGAAATTTATTGTCGGGAGCTGGTTAAGTGGTGTTGATTTACTCATTTTTATATAAATATATAAGTTTGAGGAATAATAAACGTGCAAATACAATTGAGTACAATTACAAATCACATTCACTGATAACCGGTTTGTACTTATAACATTCGTGGTTTATCTTGTAGTAAAAATTGTTTACATCTTCCATTTTGGGACCCTTTATAACGATACATGAGTTGTTCTTGCATGCCCTCCGGAAAAGAGCAGCAAGCCCAAGTCCTAGAATAATTGAGACAACTATTGAACCAGTCTTTGTATTAAGTAGCTTGTTGATATTCATCTTTATTCAATTGAACAGAATTTTTTTGGAGTGAGAAATCTTCAAACAGTGGCTGTGGTTTTATTTTAGCTTTATCTGCAGGGCATGCAACCTTGTTAGCCTTGTATGTGTAGCAGGTATCATTTTTATCTTTATATGTCACCTTGCCAGCATTGTAAGGCGAAGGAAACTTCACGACGACCGATGGGGGAGGGTTAAAAACATAGACAAAGAAAAGGCCTATAGCAAAGCTTACAAAGAAATAAAATGGATTAATATTTTTTAACATATTTTCAAGTGGGTTTTACATAATCAATAGATAATATCTTTTACTACGTGTACATAAACTTATTCTGCCAAGTTATGTGGATGTCATCGTTTAGGCAATCCTCTTCTGTTACTGCTACTTCCGAAACAATTGGCGTTTCAGTCATGGGGATTGTTGCGGCATGCACGCGGCATGCACGCTGTTGTTGCTGTTGTTGCTGTTGTTGTTGTTGTTGTTGTTGCTGCTGCAATGCAAGTACTTCGTAGTTCATCGGAGTCTCATATGTATAATCCACGTATTCCACCTCATTGTAGCAGTTCCACTTTTCTTCATCAAGGCTCCTTGCAATGTCTTTATAACAAACTTTCTGATGCCCAGCTAGATCACCCTTAATGAAGGACCGGACGTTCCTATCATCATCATCCCAATTGTTTTCCATTGTAGTTATGTTTATACAGTTAATTAACAATGTCCTAAATGAGAATCATTTTTTTTTTATTTTATTTAATTATCTTTTGGAAACAAGATTGAACAAAGTTTCTCTTTAGTAAAGCTCGATATGTTTTTAGGGAAAAGTTTTGCAAGATCCGGATCATCCTTGATTGTTTTGATAAGATCATCTTTGGTTATAAAGTAGTTTTTTGATCGTTCACTCTTCCTGTCATTGCATTGTGTAACTGATGAAAACTTCAATACAGATGACGCCAATATTTTCCGTATGCCACTCGAAGATATAGGGGTTTTGGCTGTGTCTTCATCTTTTGACTTGGTGCTAGCCTTTCTTGTTTTCTTTTCAATAGTTTTACCTTGAGGGATGGTTTCTTTTACTTCAATATCCATTTCTATCTTTGCTTTTTTTCGCTTCTTTACTTTAAAAGGTTTCTCATCCGTTTCTTCAATTTTGGGTCTCTGTACAATGATATAATCAATATGTTTAGAGATGCCATTCTTTTCAATTTCAAGGCTTGTCCTTTGCTCAAGGAGTTCAACAATCCGTTTCCTGTAAATGTTCCGTGTATTTTCTGTAACCTCATTATTACTCAGTTTGCTACGAAATTTCTCTAATTCTGTATCTATTGCCGCAATCTGATCATTGACAAAATCAGAATCAGATTCAACGCCATCAAGGCTGTATAATCCAGAGTTTAGTATATACTCATAGCATTCGATGGAATCGAGGTAATTGATTGCTTCTTGTAGTTTTAACTGGTTCGCTTCAATAGTCTTCGACACATACTGCTTGTTCAGAATGCTTATAGTGTCTCTTATTCCACGTTTTTCAACAGATATTGATTTATACTTTGGAGGTGTAATTTTGTAATATTGCTCCCCTTCCATCGAAATGAAGTAACCTTTTGCTGATATTGAAGGTTCTACTGTTGACACAACTTTTGAATAAAAGTGTATGTAGTTTTTGTAAACGTCTGATTGTATATTAGAAATCCATGACCTTGCCTGCTTCATTTTTATATGTATGGAAGGTTTTATTTACCAAAAACTACATCAATGACCGCAAATAGGTAAAAGCTTATGATAGCCAAAGTCACAACAAACACACCCAATGAAAATATCGTGTTCTTTTCACCAAGACCAAATGGTTTTACACTTCCATCAATGTCAAATATATATGGTGGTTTTGCGACTATAACGAGACAAATAATGAGGACGTAGAACAATATGCTGTATAGTACACGGTGATTAAGTAACTTCATAATTTATATTAGATATAGATATATTTTAGTTTATTATGGAATCCCTTACAATACTGCTTTCAATCTGCGTTTTGTGTTTAACAAGCATCGTCATTTATTACATTGTCAAACACATTCATTTATTTTATTCAAAATCATTTGTTCCATATGAAGGGTTTTTGGATCAGGATGTGCCAACGTACATGATGAATCCATCAAAGCCATCCATCACTTGTATCAATGACAAACCGAATGTGTTCTTGATCATTGCAAACTATGCTAGCCCTTTTAGGGTGAGAGCATTACAAGACATCCCGTATGTAACTTCCTGTAAAAAAAAACTCGTAATTGGTTTTGAAAGTGTTGCATCATTGCATGTATTAAGGGTAATATGTGCATGCATGAACGTGTCACTTGATTCGGCTGTTTTTCTATATTGTCCGATGGGCGTTTTCATAAAGAACAAGTTTGGGGCAGATATTGACATGTTTGTATTTTTGCATCAGCTAGAAAAGGCATTGTTACGGCAACTGCTAGATTCGCTTTCGTTCGCATATGTGGATTATGGTAAGGTTGAACCATCCAAGTTATTGCATTTCTTCCCCACGGCTGAGATCCGACAGGTTAATCTTGGAGAAATATCGCCATTACAACGTGACACCTTACTTGTAAGAAATGTAGCAATTTTTGACGTGCTACACACAGGGCCTCTGAAGGCAAATGATAGAAATCGTTGCAAAAGTGTGGGAATTGAGGGGAAGCTAGCATCATATAGGCGCTTTCCTAGCATTTTTAACGTCCATGACACACCACTTACAATTGAACAATATTCAAATCATAGCCATCATGTTGTAATAGATGTAAATCATCATATTGATACTGTCACAATGGTAAATAATAATGAGTTGTACAGAGTGATGAGTATACAAGCTATTGTGGACAATATCGAATTACGTGTAGGTGATCGAGTCAAATTACACAACCAAAACCAAGCAAAAGAAAATGGATCATATTTTGTTATGAATAAACATGCAGAGCATGTGTACCTTAATACAGCATTCCCGATCGATTCATCGAAGCTATCAGTTGTCAAATCGAGAGAAATGAATAGTCAAGGTGACATGGATACCCAAATATTTGAACTTGAAAAAAAATCTCTTCCAGAGTTTGCATATTATGAAGACGATGTGTTTATATTTGTACATGACAAGGAACAGTTTGGGAGGGTTGAAATCAAACCACAACAACCTGGAAATCGGAAACAGTTAGTTAGAGCATATGTCAAGGATATTAAATTAATCACTGATCATGTAACATACATGTGTACAGAGCCAGCATTTGTTCAGCAATATCTATGTCAGTCGCTGAAAGACATTAATGGTGAGAACAAACAATCAGGTGTTTGGGAAAAACAAAAGGCAATTGATGAACCATGTACAACAAATGAACAGTGTCCATATTACAAAGCAAATAAACCATACATCAACTCTAGAGGTGGTTGTGTTAATGGTTATTGTGAAATGCCTATTGGGGTGGAACGCATTGGATTCAGATCATACAAAAAAAATACAGACTCCTTCCCCTACTGCTATGGATGTACTTTTGATAACATGCAAGTCTGTTGTGAGGAAGAGAACCCAATAAAAGACTATGCATTTCCATTTGACTTGATTAACCGAGAATCATATTGATTTTGCATTGATTTTGAAGTAACTTTTTAAATATATAAGTAATTTATAACATTATGAACTGTAAGTATGTTGCCACAGGTTCATTTGAATGCTCAAATAATCGTGAACACTTTCAGAATGTTGAACACTTTGAAAAAGTTAAACTGCCCTATAAGGAACATAAAAACTGTGGTGATGCATGTACATACTACTCTTACATGAAGAAAAAATATGACGAAAATGCCCTATATGCTAGGTATCCATTGCAAGTAAATGGAGACAGTTGTGAATGTGTTAAAAAAGTAATGTATAAACCAGATTATAGCAAGTTTGCTTCTTTAAACGGACAAGCTAGTAAATGGGGTTCTACTATTGTTGGAGGGTGGTCATCACAAGAATTCGACTTGTCAGCAAACAAATGTTATGATCAAAATATAAATCTTAAAGGTGTCGGATACACGACAAATAATTTCACACACGGTGGTTCGGGTCGTAAAGGCAAAATGAACGAAAACACATTAAACAAATGCATCGTCTACTTTGACAATAAATGAACAAATGACCGACACCCTTTGTGGTGAACCCAATAAGTACATTTGAAATGTATCTTCCTATTTATACTATTTTAATCAAGGTCTAGAGTATTGGTATCATCTTCATCAATCACATCATTGTTCTTGAAGTCATCACCTGATGGATCAGTACGCTGAACTTCATCTTTGTATGCATCCCCATTGTCAATATCTTCAATGTTTTCATATGCTGTAATGATTTCCTGTTTTGCCATAATGCCAAGATCCAACACCCGTTTGGCAACCTTTCGCTCTGTGTTTTCAAACTTTTTCATCGTCGCCATGATCCGCTGTTTCTTTTTTTCACGCTCGGCTTCGAATTTTGTCACAATGTCATCGACATTGACCATTATGAGGTCAAACTTCTTGAAAATACCTGTTACCACGTGCTCAATGCACTCCAGTGGTACAAGGTTGTTTGAAGTTTTTGATGTATCAAAAATAGAGTGATTATTCATCTGTTGAAATGTTTCAGTGTTTTCAGAGTTGTTTGCATGTATGATCAGGAAGAATATTTTGATGAGGATATATGACATAATAAGGATATTTTGGTAAGCTGATATGTCTTTCAGTAGTAATAGGTTGACCATTTGTAATGAATGTTCTAACAAGTGTGTTAAATTTGGACGGAAGCTTTCCATATATCCTTGCATTTGTGATAACTTTGCCAACATATCAAAATGTGGATTCTTGTTCGCTAATTCTTTTACAATGTCGGCCGTTTTCTTGTCCATGTAACCAAACCTTTTTGGCATTTGGAAACCTTGTTTCATGTTACTTGCAATCTTTCCCATGAGGTCTCCCAACTGAAAGTTCAAGGTGTTGTACAACAAAAGCTGGATGTATTGTGTGTTGTTAGAAGACATGAGCAACAGAGACTTGCACTTTTCAATATGTTCCTTGTCACTCCCCGAGTACATGTCACGGAGCTGGGTGAACCGATTCCCTATAAAGTTGGAGAATGTTGTCCACATTTCTTGGTTATGTGGTTCCTGGATAACTGCTAGCAAGTAATTATCCCCTTCAAACACTTTATTTGCATCAACGAATGATACCAGTGTTTGTATCAGAGAATGTTTATTATTATTTGTAGGGCTCTCAAACGTCAATGATGTCTTGAACTCAATCGTTTTTGCATTAATCTTTTGCAGTACCATTTTCTTTTCAGGTAGGTACAAGAATGATAGCTTTGATATTTTGCTCACTTGTGGACTCATGGGTCTCGACATCATACTCAGATGCGTATTTTTATATAGATCATTTTGGAAGACGCTTTCCCACGGAGATATATTACAACATAATACTTGTTTTCCAAACGTTGGGAAATTTACAATATTGTGAATCTGGTTGTAGATTACAACATGATTGTGCTCATGTTCTGTAGATACATGTTTTGTCATAATCCGCACCGGCCTGAACATGTTCCATTCAGTGTACTGTGTATGAAGTGTGTTCACACTTTTGAGCCATGCATATTGAGAATTTGATTTCTTGTTCAATGCTAAAGCAAACTTAGGAACAAGCCCTAGAATTAACTTGATCGAAGTAACAATGTTGTGAATAACTTTTTGAAGAACTTTATCTTCGAATGCATCACGGGTTTCTTCAAATAGTGATGCATATTTTTGTAGCATTTTGGCAACGTATGTGACAAAGTCTTTGTTATCTGTGACATTGAGTGGAAACCCTTTTTTGTCGATATCTGATGGAATATTCATAATATTTTTTGGGAATGACATTTGTGTGAATATAACAAACATACCTGCAATGCTTGTGAGCGTTATATATTGAAGATTTAACAGATGCTCAGTTTTCGAAGTCGCATCAGATTTATTTTTTTTATTTACAATGCGACTCACGGTTGGAGATATAAACGATTGTTGTTGTTTAGTTAGCTTTATATCAAAAGTGTTAACCATATTGGACACAGTCCGATTGATCTGGTTGTCATAGTTGTCAGCAACATTTATATCTTCATCCACATCTTCTTCTATTACCATTGTATTTGCACCAAATTCCTGCACCTCATCTACTTTGTCAATCTCATCAAGATTTCCTTGGAAAACATTATAATTCCTTTTCAGATCAAAACGCATTTTTTCTTTGAATTCGATTGACTTTACTATGTGAACAGCTTGGATTGTTTCAATCATATCAGTAAGCAATGAATCAAACACCTCTCTGTTTTCCACCTCATTGAGTACCTTGAGGTCAGCTGCATATTGTTTTAAAGATTGAAGTACATCATGATTGTTTGCAGTGTCTGGCTCGCATGATTGCAGGGATTCATTGAATTTTCCACTGCACATATCACGTGTTTTATTAACATCTTCACGCCATTCAATTGATCCGTCTTTCATTAATTTCTTTTGCAATACCCGTACAAACGTTGAGTGTGTTGGTAGCATTTTTGGTTGCTTTCCCTTAAACATGTACATTGATGACAAAGGTACATACAGAGAAACCTTATCATCCATTGTATCAATTTCGTCCGTTAATATGTCAGAATAGCGGTAGAATATTTTTTGGACTTTATTATCCATATCTTCCATTAAAGACTGTTGTTTTTTGTCTAATCCATTTATGATTTGATCGATGTTTTTGATTTGTTTTGTACTATCCGAGTTAACCGATATGTTATGTTGAATTGATTTGTACAAGGCAATCAAATCGTTGTCGTTTCTGCGCATAACCCTTGTACGGTATGTGATAGAGTCATAAGACGGAGGTTTCTTCAAGTTGAGGTTGCTCATAAACATTGGTAACCTCGTAAACTCCTTTGGTTTGTGCTTTGTGAATTGTAGGGAACACACTGTTTGGTTATTCTTTGTTCCCTTGTGAATAGGCATTTCCTTTATTTTCAAGTCTAACATAGATTTGGATATGATCCTCCGTAAGATTGGGTTGATTCCTTTTTCATCTATGATATTTTTTTTGATCCGGTTCACATCACCTAAGTTCATGATATCATATGTTTTGTTGGACGCCATCATGGCGTACATAGTTTCTTTCCCCGTCAAAACAACAAGGGACTTGATAATAGCGGGCTGGGTTTTAGAGAAAAGGAAAAGAATGTTTGTACTTTGCAGTTCATGCTTTGCAAACTTATATCCGTCAAAACTTGATTTGTATAAAATGCCAATATTATCAGACAAATCTCTTGTGTTGATAGAAATTGTAACATTACTTTTTGTCTTTATAGTGAGTTGCTTATTTGACCTTGATTGTACAGTTGCACTTATTTTCATCTTATCAAAGTTTGAAAAAGTGTGAATATACAATTCAACCGAGTCACCGGCAGTCAAACTTGCAAGGTGTATCATGTAATGGTCAATGTCAAATGTTGAATACTTGGTAGAATTATTCCAATCCTTGGCGGATGCCAAGTTGAAGAAACCAAGAAGCTCAAACTGGTCGCCACTGTACCATTCAAAAGTTGTTTCTTCTGGGAGGCTGTACACTGTAGGTTTCAAACTACGTAAGTGTTCGAGGACCTTCATACCTGTGAGTGAATCATTCCATGAGTACAAACAATCTGTGTCATCGGTAAACATAATTTCGCCGGATGATTCAAAAGGCCTAAATAGGTTGAAACTCTTATCCCTCCCTTGTTCGTACTTAATTGAGAAGAATCCATCTAGTTTGTTAAAGTCATCGGCAAAAGAGCGGATTGTTTTAACACTTGCTGATTCGTGATGTACTCGTTTTACATACGGAACCTTGTTCTTGTTTTCATCATCTATAGGAAATAGTTTCTTTGTCACGTTAACCACTGGGAGTAGCTTTGTGCTCACAATGCTTGTAATTGGTTTGTCTACAATTTTTTGTTGGTTTTCTTGTAGCATCCGCATATAGTTTCTTATTCGCTTGTCGATCTTCACTTTATTATTATCTATGTTTGTACTTTTCTCATTTGAAACAACAAGATTTGAAATGTATCCAAATATGTGCTTATCATCCATGAGAACCTCATTCAGATCTATGACCTCGTGTTCTTCATCAATGTCTATGAATTTGACTTCAAAGTCATCATCTAGAGTCACGTACTCACCATCAGATGATGTATCGCTTTGTATGTCAACCGAATCAACTTCCGAACCTGCTTCTGATTCTGATTCTGATTCTGATTCAACTTCAACTTCCGAACCTGATTCTGAACCTGATTCCACTTCCACTTCAGCTTCCACTTCAACTTCTGCTTCTGCTTCTGCTTCTGAACCTGATTCTGAACCTTCAACTTCTGCTTCTGCTTCTGCTTCTGCTTCTGAACCTGATTCTGAACTTGATTCCACTTCCACTTCCACTTCAGCTTCAGCTTCCACTTCAACTTCTGGTTCTGAATCTGAATCTGAATCTGATCCGGATTCGGATTCAGATTCAGATTCTTCTCCGCGTCTTTTTATTGTTGACATGATATTTATAATTGACTCCGAAAAAAGTTTATGATTGATAACTTCATAGCTTACACGATTTTTTATTGAACATATCACATTTCGGTTGAGGCATTCCAAAGCTTTTGATACTTCTTCAATAATTTAATCATTTGTACACTTGCAGTTTTGAAAAACTTTTCAGGGTACATATCATCTTCTTTAAACTTCAGCTTAAATATTATGAAGTTCTCAAGTGGGTGAGGCTGAACGTACCCAATAAAGTCAAGAGTATTAGATTCCCTCACATACATGTTGTATGCCAATGATTGGAACATGTTTCCAAGTGTGTGATCTTCATCACTTACTTTTGCCATGTATAGTTTTTGTTCCTTGTGAAGGACTTCTATTTGTAGCTTGTTTGGAATGGATGTCAAGCTTTCAAGCTTATTAATCAAGATATCAAAAGCAGTTGTCAGAAGGTACTTTGGTGTGAAAGCGCATTCCGACTCGAGCTTGAAGAGGAACGCAGAAGGTTCATCGTACTTGTTTTTTTGGTAATACCTTTGCTTATCAAGAGTTTGGAACTTGTTCAGGATCTTAAGTAGTTCATCAGGTGTGGCATTAGAGTTCAATTTCAATAATTTTGTATGCTCTCGTGCTGCTTTATCTTCGTCAATAAGATTCATGTATGTACATGTGCTTGTAGGACACCAACGGGCATGTTGTTTGGCAATGCCTTTCCTGGCATTAAATTCAACAATAAGTTCTTCTCCGTCCTTGTTGTTGTAGGTGTTGGCCTTGAGCTTTGTTATAATGATAGGATCCCCTGTGATAGGATCTACAGGGAAGAATGACCTGGTCAATTTCTTGATTGCTGGTTTATTAATGTCATTATAGACCTCAATATCATCAGTTGTAACATCAAGTAGGTTATTTGTGTTGTTTTTGACATGAATCTTGAACGTGTATTCAAATGATTCAATATGGTTTGGCTCCGCATATACAGGGATGAGGGATATGCGATGACCCAAGAACTCGTTATGAAACGAAGTATTGTTCTTCAGAATGCGTATATCATTGTTTTCTGTATTGTATGGATCAAATGCAATTGCAATGGTTGGGATTTCTGAGAGGATGACACGGCGTAGGGCATTAACAACAGACAGGTCAATACCTTTCACCTCAAAATCCATACGCGATCCATTTGAGTTAATAACAATGAATTCAGGAGAGCTCATTTATGAAAGTCCTATATTGTATATTTAGAAAGGTTTAGTTTTATATGAAATCAATTTTTTGCGTTGTATAGAATGAACAAAAATATCAATAATTAAAAATGGGCACGGTCAGCAAAAACATTTTGTTCTATAGTAATTATTGTCAACATTCCAAAGAGGTATTAGGCCTCCTAACAAAAAAAAACATGACGGATCAATTCACGTTTGTGTGCGTCGACAATACGACCTTGAAGCTGCCAAATTTTGTACAGTCGGTTCCTTTGATCTGTACTACAAATCGGGAAATACTTGGAGATACCGACGTTTTCAACTATCTGAACCAGTTTCAGGAACAAACAACTGATATTGAACCATTTGCTTTGTTTTGTTCAACCAACTCGATTTCAGACAAGTACTCTTTTATTGGTGAGGGTGGAACGGATGTTGCGTCAACGTCGAGCTTAGAAGATGGTTCACATGCCTTTGTATATGTCAACCACAGTGACCAAAAGATCAACTGCCCTAAAGAGTCAGAAGGGGATACAAAGTTCGACCAAAAGTCATTTGAGGCCTACATGGCTCAAAGAGATAACATACAAGTACCTCCGAGGGTATAAGAATGAATAGGTATAAAGGAATAAGTATTTTAATACTAATAATCAAATGATTGATAGTTACCAGCTCTTTAACAAGAAACTACTTGAGTTTGTTGAAGATCTAATTTTCATCTGCCCAGAAGTAAATGACTTCCGTGTGTTTAAAGACACATGTATATGGGCTATACGGATCAAAAAAGAATTTGCACAAAGTCTTTTCCATGCATGTGTATATGAACCATACGCTGGCAAAGTCATGAACAAAGATGAATCATTCTTTATTCAAGAGAATTTCAATGAATATGACCAATATATTGCTATGTATAGCAATGATCTAAATCTGGTACAAAAGTTGAAAAACATTTGGTCCGATTTGGATGATATCAACAAGGATGCGATATGGTCGTATCTTCGAGTTCTTTCAGTCTTGAATAAGAAATGTATTGATCCAATAAATTCACCTTCATGAAGAACAAATACACATTTTTCAAACTATTACTTAAAGCTAATCGAAAATCATGATTATATCATGGACTTTACACAGCAAATAACATTTACATTTAACAAGTTTTTTTACGATTTTCTTAAAGATGTGAAGGAGACATCAGTTGAGCTTAAAAAAAGTATCAAGACGAATTACAAAGTGAAGAACACAACAACGACAACAAACCTTTTACATTTTTCTAGCTATGTTACTGATGAGATTTACCAAAAAATCGTATCCTCAAACCCGGATGAACTCCTTCTTGATAGTGACATAAAGAAAATAAATCTTCTAAAAGACATATCACTAGAAATGATTTTGGACAACACACCAAATGAGTACCATTCCACAGTAACAAGCTACATTTACATATTCACACTAATGAACATCTTGTTCAAACAAACAGATGTTGAAACTGGACAAGCATTGTTCGTTGCAGTTATGAATGCTGTGCGCCTCATGCAGAAAGGGGAAGATTACCAAGATGCCCTTTCCGATGTGTACGATGATGACATTAAGATTCTAGTAAAGAACACAAGCAAGGTGATATCCTCATGTTCAAGTTTTGAAGATACAACTTCTGGTTTTAGTGCTGATATGCTAGAGAACTCAAAGATTGGAAACCTGGCAAAGGAGATAACAAGCGAGATTAATTTTGATGATTTGAATATTGATGACTCATCCAACATTATGAACCTTATGAACAGCAATGTTTTGGGTAACATTATGGGCAAAGTTGGATCAAAGATCAATGAAAAGATTGAGCGTGGTGAGCTTAAACAGGAAGATCTGTTAGGAGAGGCTCTCAACTTCATGAAAGTGCTCCAACAGAATGGAGGTGGTGACAACCCATTGATGAACATGATGGGGAATTTCATGAACAAGAATGCTGGTAAGACCCGTGTTGACGAAAACAAGATCAAGACAATGTCAGCAAGAGATCGCCTTCGCAGGAAACATGAAGACAAGTATGGTAAGGAAAGTAAGTAGTATACTTTGATCAAATAATAAAAATAAATTTTTCAAATTGTATTGTCAGACGGCTGTATAGGCTAAATTTTATTTGCTTAATACAATATAATGGCTACTAAAGAGATAGTTTGGTTTGAGGATCTATATAGCTTTGTCTTTAATCAGGATAACTGGCTAAAGTTCATACCCGATAAGAACTACACCTTTATAGAAAATCTCAATGCTGTCATGCGGTTCTCTTTATTGTTCTCATTGGTTATATTCTTTGTTAAACGTGACTATACCGCACTATACTTTGCATTATTTGTTGGGTTTATGACTTATGCATTGTATATGCATGATAAAAGACATTCAAACCTTAAAATTGAATTATTTGACAAGATGAACCTTGTTCAATCGCCGACACAAGAAAAGTCCATATGTTACAAGCCATCAGCAGATAATCCTTTCATGAACGTATCCTACATTGACCAAAATGATTTTCCAAACAGGCCACCAGCTTGCGATGGAACTCGCAAGTCAACTAAATTAGAAGTAAAGAAACTGTTTGATTCTGGATTGTACAGAGATGTTGATGACATATTCCATAAGAAAGCATCTGATAGGCAGTTTTACACGACTCCATCGACAACTATCCCAAATGATCAGCGTTCTTTTGCAGAATGGTGCTTCAAAACTGCAAAGACTCTTAAAGAGTCGCATCTTGAATGAAATACAAGGTACTCTTACAGGAAAAAATCTCTTACCTTAGATAAATGTCCATCACTAATCAACAGGTGTTCAACTGGGAAAACGTGTTATCTCAAGATGAGTGCGCAAAGCTTGCAAAATCACGTGAAAACGAAAGCATTAGCGACTATGTTATGTTTAACTTCTTTGACATGGGAGATTGTGAGGGAAAAATGAAAGAACTACAAAGTGTTGCTTCTGAACACCCCAACCTGAGGTTCAGGAATGGGTATGGGGTTGCAAGCTCATGTGTGATTGATAGAGATTCAGAAGTACGTAACAATGTTGACTTGACACATGGCCCAGAAAAACAACAGTTGTATGTTCGCAACTTCCATGCTGTTCCTGATTTTAGTAGGGGTGTGTGTGCACCAAACACCGAGTCGTTGCTGATAAATGGCCTTGATACTTCACATGACCGCGTATGCAACCGATTAATGGAGCGCGATTTCAATCGTTTCACCCCATACACTGAATGCTTCGCACGGTTCATCGAACAAGGGCAAATAAACATACCAGCGATGCAAACGATTGGTGAAAACTCGGTTGATTTGGTAAGGCGCAAGTTCCAAACCCAATGTAGTCGTTAAATAATTACACAGTTAATAATAAAAATTATACAATCAAAATAAAATATATCTAGATATTATAAATCGAGTCTAATGAGTCTCAACCGCTTGTCATACGATTCATGCGCATATAGCCAGACCTTGAATCAGAGCGTTTCCCCACTAGAATACGTCCTCGATCCTATCAAGTATGAGAACTGCCAAAAATGCCGCATGGAATTGGGCATTGTCGGAGGAACAGCAGTTTCACATATAAGTGCCAACCTCGTGGATCTTGAAAATGATTTAAGAGGACAAACCCGCCCGAATACACATTGTGCAAACTATAAATATTCCCCACCTACCAACCATATCCTACAAGGAAAGGAATACATCAAGCCCATCGAGCACCCTGCTCTTGACACCCATATGCAACACCTAAAGCCTTGTCAGATGATCAACTATGGTTCCGTTCCTGCAGAGCCACAGATGGATCTATACAAATGTGGGAATAAATAAATAAAATTTGTTTTCTTATTATAAACATGAGTTTCAGTAGGCTGAACTATGATCAATGCACATATCAACACAACTTGAAGCAGAGTATTGGGGCTGCTGATTACCAGCTGAACACGCCCCGAATGGAGTGCCATGCTTGTTTTCCACCAGACCCTTCAACCCGTATTGCTGCATTTGGTGCATCACTTTGCGGTGACAAGCCTTTGATTGATGTCGATTCCGAATTGAGGATAATAACTCGAAAGGCAAGCAATTGTCCAACTGAAAAGTACCTTCCTGGAGAGAAAGCTTTTTGTGTTCTCAAGAATCTTCCCGATTGTCGTTCTGTCCCCAACGAGACAACCCGTCTGAGCAACCCATCATGTACGCTGAGGTGCACAGGATGGAACCGATGGGAGTGGCTTTGCCAAAACCCACAGAACAAGGCTCTTGTTCCATTTGATTTCAATATTTCCAACCGTATTGTCGTTAAGGACAACCACCGGCCTTGTATCCCTACACCCATAGACCAAAGCCAGTCCCTCCCTCCCCTTAATAACACAGACGACATGGTCGAATACAATATGAACTGCATCAAGTATAACACAGATATCCCCAGTACACACTGGAGAAAATGTTCAACTTACCAAAAGTACGTGTAAAAAGCGGGGCGGGTTGGGGTAGTAATTTTTTATTTGTTGTATATATCTAATAAGTGTATACAAATGATTGAACTATATGTAATACTCACACTGTTTGGTATGGGCTACCTCATTAACCAGCAAAAACTCATTAAGGGTGACGTACAACACAAAAATGTCATGCGTGAAATGCCCAACCTTGGGTTGGTAAAACAGGCTAAAAGTGTAGAACACAAAAAAGCTTCTGCTATGTACAAAAAATCATTGGATCCGATTGCCTCTAAAGTCATCAACCATAATCACAAACTGGTCAAAAGCAATCTAACAGGTGAATGGATGGATCAATCCAAATTTACACATAACAACATGGTTCCTTTCTTCAAACGTTCAACAGCATCCTACACCAACAACAACAGTATAATGGAATCATTCGGAGCTGTGCACAACCCTGACACCATGTCAAAAAAGGAAGAACGTGTGCCATTGTTCTCCCCAGAACTTGATATTGGTGCAATAAGAGGAACTATCAAAGGCGAAACTGAGATTTTTCGTGAACGTGTCATCAAACCTGTTCAGCAAAACAACATTTTGCCTTTCAAACAAGAGCGTGTTGGACCTGGTATGAACCGTGGTTATGATGCTGAACCGACCGGTGGATACCAACAGTTTGACGCCATTGACTATGCTATGCCAAGAGATACAAACGAACTACGTGTCGCCAATAAGCCAAAGGAAACGTTTGAAGGTCGTATTGTTGATGGAAAGAAGGGCACAAAAGGGGAAATTTTGGGGAAATTCAATAAGAACCGTGTACCAACCTATTTTGAGAATAGTTGCGATCGTTACTTTACAACCACAGGTGCTTTCTTACGTGACAAGCAGCGACCAAACATTGATGTGAAGCACACAAGTCGTACAGATACAGGACAGACGGTGTATACTGCTCCTGCGTATCAGAAGATTGCTTACGAATCACGTGGGAAAGTACAGGACCCATTACGTGAACAACTAGCAGGCTTTGATGTTGCAAATGCATCAACAGTCAATGTAGCCCAAAATGGAAGTGATGACTATGGAAAGGCAAACATAATGGTGTACACAAACGAGCGAGATGTTACAACTACAAAAACATACCAAGGAAATGTTGCTTCGATTGTTAAAGCCATAATTGCACCCTTGCAAGATATAATAAAGCCAGCTAAAAAAGAATACATGGTCGATGCTGAAAGGCAGTATGGGCAAATGTCAGCACAGATCCCGTCAAAACCTGTCGTGTATGATCCAAACAATGTCATGCGGACCACCATCAAAGAGTCAACATTGCATGAATCGGATCATGTAAATCTGAAAGGCGCTTCTCGGGTGTATGTTTACAACCCCGATGACGTGGCCCGGACAACCATTAAGGAAACAATTGTCCAAAACACAGACACGCTCAACTTGAAGGGTGCGGCTTACAAACATATTGTGTATGACCCAAACAATGTCGCCCGCACAACATTGAAGGAGACAAACCTTGAGCCATCTGAATTGGCAAACTTGAAGGGTTCTCGTGCGGCGAATATTGTGTACGACCCAAATAATGTTGCACGCACAACATTGAAGGAGACAAACCTTCAGCCATCTGAAGTGGCAAACTTGAAGGGTTCTCGTGCGGCGAATATTGTGTACGACCCAAACAACATTGCCCGAACTACAATAAAGGAGTTGTCTTTACATGATGCAGATATGACTAATTTGGCAGTTGGCCCAGCCAGAGGGATGGTATATGATGAAATGCATGCCAAACAGACAGTTCGTGAAACTCTTGACCTCGTAGACCACACAATCAACATGTCACGAGTGCGCAAAGCTGCAGTTGTTCAAGACCCGAACGATATTGCTCGTACAACCTTGAAAGAGTTGACGATTGGTGATGTCCGCGAAGGGAACATTGATGCTATATCACGTCAACAAGGTGCTTATACTGAAGAAAACTATGAGAATAAGACGACTCAAAAGGAAATGTTTAGTGACAAGGACTATTTTGGAATCGTCAACAATGAAAACGGAGATGGATACACAGTCGCTAATGTCGAGGCAAGGGATACACAGAAACAGTTCTTGTCAGACATTGAGTACTATGGAGGTTTAGGGGATCAGAGTACCCATAAGACCATGTCATATGATGATGTGTATAATGCTTGCATCGATGGCTTAAAAGAAGCAACATTAGTAGGTAGAAAACCAACACAGAGCAGCGTAAAGGTCGCGACCGGGGGTGATGCAATTAAGTTGGACGTAAGGAGGTTGGAATGTGACAACGTAAATGATCGCAAGGTGCATAACAAGGATCGGCTTGTAAATGATTTCAACACTTATATTGATAAAAACACGGTAACAAGAGATAAACAGGTATATGATTCAAATGACCGTCTTGATATTGAGATTCTTAAACCATTCAAGGAAAACCCGTTCACACAACCATTGGACAGCATTGCGTAAATTGAGAAAAAAATATATTGCATTACATATTAAAGCAAAATGCTCGAGGACATAAATCTACTCATTACAAAGAGGTCTGAATACATATCAGAAACAATTGCGAGTTCAAAGGATGTATTTTTGCATGGAATTCGATCGGTCTATGAAGATGCAAAAATTGTTAACAGGGCAAAAAGATTCATGTTGCGTGATTTTCAGCATCAGCTAAAAAAAGTGTCAACTTGGACAGATGATAAGACGAATAGTGAGATTGAAAAGTTTGGGTCAAAAATTGAATACATTCGGAAAATGGTATTCAATGTTTATACATGTAACTTGAAGATATTTATGCATGAGAAACAGCGTGAAAAAGTGAACGTCACAACATTAGATGACTTTGTCATACTCCCATTCATTAAAGCATGCTATCTACAAATAGCACGTGATGTTTGGAGAAAGCCTTATTTGTTATACGAAGACGTTGACAAGATTGAATACATTAAAAATAGCCGTGATTTTGAGAAGGTTGTCATCCAATGCATCAAAACCACGCTCCGTAACCTTATTCCAATGGACAAATTTGAAGAGATTGTAGTTGATGATGATGATGACATTGGAAATGCTGTATTCGAAGGTGATGCATGCCCCTATGAAGGTGTCACCGGAGAAGATATAGTGAATGCATTAGTTAAAACTAGTCAAAAATCTTCTTCTTCTTCATCCGTATCCTGTTCTGATAGCGATAGCGGTTCCGACTCGACATCTAGTTCGGGATCATCAAAGTCCGAATCAAAGTCCGAATCAAAATCAGCATCCATTAAATCAAATGGGTCTTTTGAGTTTGATGTGGGTACACTGAATAAAACAAAAATATTAAAAGAAGACGAGAAGCAAGTCAAACACAAATCATATATGAAAATCAATAATGACAAGTACAAAAAATATCTCCAATTTACGCATGCTGACCAACTAATCAATCAGAAAAAGATCAGAAACAAAAATCAAGGTTTCTTCTAACGTTTAAACAAACATACAAATATCAAAAGTATTTTTAATAACAAACAAAATGAAGTTAATGAAAAATGAGATCATTTCAGCATCAATTGTTGGAGTGCTAGTATGTGCTTTAGTTTGGCTTCACATTCCTAAACCAATAAATGGAAACACTCAGCAAACTGGGACTGCAAAGATTGTGTTGAAATCGTTTGTTGTATCATTTGTAATATCCTTCATGGTGTTCTACTTCCTAGGAGACACAGAATCAAAGGACGCTTTGGATCACGTCATGAAAGGAGAACCTGATTTCTGAATGATATATATAGTATCATTAACAATTATGGAACTAAATACTTCTGTTTTTTTCAGTCAGAAAACAATGATTATGCTAACATCATTCATTTTGATATTGTTCTTTGTATTCTATAACGAAATGGTAATAACTCAGAAACCATTGTTCATTTATATAGCTTTACTTATTGTCATAACAGGGTCGGTAATATTTGATGAGATTCAGGCAGTGTTTATTATTGTCCTTTTAATTATCTGGACAAGCTTCGGAGAACGCGTCATATGGAGTTAATTAATTTTAAAACACAACATTAAAGGAATGCAGCTACAACTTAACAAGTTTGACATTACCACCATAACTGATGACTCGGTTGTCGTATTCATAGGCAAGCGTAGGACAGGGAAATCTTTTCTTGTCCGTGATGTTCTGTATCACAACAAAGATATACCGATAGGAACACTCATTTCATCAACTGAAATGGCCAATAAATATTATGGAGATATGATTCCAAGTCTTTTCATCCATGATGAGTATACAGCAGAAATAATTGAGAATGTCACAAAACGTCAGAAAATGATTATCAAGAAGATAAATAAAGAAAAAGAGAAGCATGGTCATTGTCGTATTGACCCTCGTGCTTTCCTTATTCTGGATGACTGTCTGTTCAACAATAGTTGGGTTCGAGATAAAAATGTTATAAGTATTTTCTTGAACGGTCGTCATTACAAAATGCTTTTCATGATCACGATGCAATACCCTTTAGGTATTCCACCATCTCTACGCACCAACCTAGATTATGTGTTTATACTTCGTGAGAACAACCAGTCAAATCGTAGGCGTATTTATGAAAACTATGCTGGTATGATCCCATCTTTTGAACTTTTCAATGAAATCATGGACCAATGCACAGAAAACTATGAATGTCTTGTACTTAAAGTCAATGCACAGTCAAACAAACTTGAAGACCAAATTTTCTGGTACAAGGCTGAAGATCACAATGAATTTAAGATTGGAGCAAAAGAATTCTGGGCAATGCACCATGCAAACATAGGTGCAGAGAGTGAGAACGAAGATATTGAATTGTTTGATATTCGTAGTGTTAAGAAGAAAAGGCCCAATATCAACATCAAAAAACTATATTAGTCTTTTTCATTTTCCAATTTCTTATTATCTTTCAATGATAGTTTCTCCATCTTCAGCTGCATTGAAATCCTTTCAGCCTTGTCTCGTGCAAATAGCCCATGTTCCAGACACCAAACTAATGCCATTTTACTTTTTTTATTCTGTTTCAATAATGATGTATAGAATATATATTTTGGGTCATCTGACTCTGGAGTATCTTTCCTTTGCCCAGGCATATCAAATGAACGTTTTTTCTTAAGTTTCTTGTGTTTCTTGTGTTTCATTTCCTTTTCCATATACACTGAATTATTGTGACCAGTTGTATTTCGTTCCGTGATCATATATATTATTACATCATTTTTTTACTAGACTTATCCATTTTCATTGTGTCAAGTCCTTCGCCAACGTTGTTATCAAACCACGGAGATGCATTATCAAATATACCATTTAGTTTTGAGCCAAATGTTGATTCCATAGACAGCTGCTCATCATAATACGTCCGGGGTACAAACTTATATTCAACCTTTTGAATGGCTGTGGCTTGTTCGAGTCTCTGTTCATACACACCATGTACAATCATGAACATCCCACAAAAAAGCAACAACACAATAAATGATTTCATTCTTTATAATCTATGTATATATTTTCACATCTCACAGCACGTAGATGCCCACTAAAATAACATGAAACGAGCAATATGATTGTCAGAGTGATGTGTTGTTTTGTATTATTGAGAGTCCTCTTCTTTCCGCCTTGTCCATACATCTCCATCATCTAGATATGGTGGTATATCTGTCATTGGAGACAAATCAGCATTTTCGGAAGTTGTGATAGCACCAATTACTTCTGTATCTGTTTTTATCGTGTCAGTGGTTACGGTTTCGACAGTGACTGTACTTACCTCATTTGGAGGATGCATCTCAATTTTAGCCATGATGTCATTCTTCCGCATGTCATAAAGCTCTCTTTTGAGATCTTGGCCTTCTTTGTATTTCTTCATGAGCGTATTAAGTTGGGTTTCTGTGTAAAGTTGGTCTTGTACGTCATCCGGGTATGGGCTCCACGGGAGCCAACATCCTACCTGGCCTACAAAAACATGAAAAAGCTTATCAAAGCTCTGGATCTGCTCGGCTCGGCGCTGTGCTTCCTTGAATGTGTCATACATACCCCTCACTTTTAAACCAGAAATTGAAGTCTGGAAATCATTCTTCTCAAAGTACTCTTTTTCTAGTTTTTCACTATTTTCCTTCTTGAAATGCTCGTACTCGTGTTCAAGGGCAGACTCGTCAAAGTAGAAGTCATACCTATCCTTTAACCCTTTTAGCATCGCCACCACACTCGGATCATCCTTAAAACGCTCTGTAGTGTTTTCAAAGAATGTTGCAAGTTCTACTGAAAAAGATGTGGTAAACTTCTTGAACATGAACACTTCTTTGTTCCTTATTACTTCACCATTAGGAAGGAACGAAATACATGCATAGTTTTGCCCTCGAATTGGAGGATCTTGGTCGAGAAAGTCTATTTCTTTTACAGGCACGAGCTTTTCCACATCACTCATTTAAATTGTAGTTACACTAAGGAATGAGACAACCTTTATATAGATTTGTTTATGAAATAATATCTGTTTATATTATATACAATTTGAAATGCAAAACGAGTTTACTTTTGATGGTAAGGAGCTTCTTATGCGCATATTTAAGTACGTATTTGAAGGTCTAGTTGTTGCTGTTGCGGCTTTCATGATTCCAGGAAAGACACTGAAGATTGACCAGATTGTAACCATTGGTGTTATTGCTGCCGCAACTTTCTCTGTACTTGATCTTTTTGCCCCATCTGTCGGCTCTAGTGTACGCAGTGGCGCAGGTCTTGGAATAGGTCTAAACCTGGTAGGCACAGTTCCTGGTAGCGGCCCTCGACTAATCTAAGCCCCTTGTATGTGTGCATTCGAACATATTAATAAGAATATCGAAATCCACTAAAGTTAGCTACTCTTCTTTCAGTTGTTTTGTTTTAAAAATACCCATCCAATTATACCGAGTATGATGAATATTCCATTAATTGACATCAACCATGTCATCAATGTTACTATCAACTCAAATATCGAGTTATTGCCAATGCATGCACAATCCCTATCTTTTAATAATTTTTGGTATTGGTAGGTCACAATGAAGTTACAAATTGTCAAAGGTATTAAAACAGATGATGATATTGTATAATTTTTTTTAAAAGTGTTACCCAAGTTGAAAATATAACACAGCACTATTAGAGATGATGAAATAAGTGAAAATATAAGGTAATATCGAATCAATTCCCTTCTTATATTCTTGGTACACTCACATAATGCAAACTGCGGTTTTGCCATGAACCGAAGTATACACGTGTTAAATATTATCACTATCACTAAGAACACAATGTATAACTTCTCATTATTCACCAGTTTCATTACATTTGGGGTCGAAAAAAATATGGTTTTGTAATCAATATGTATACAAATTAAATACATTGTTGCATTTTAGTAGCCTTTAAGCAACTGATGCCTTGTATACCACTCATGAGTAGCGCATTCGCATTCATTGTACCAACATATATTGCAATTCGCAATGGACATGATGTATTTGCATGGGCATTGTATATGTTGCTGTTGACTAGCATCCTTAATCATGGCTACAGCGGGCAACACACTTTATGGAAAACAATTGACAAGTGCTTTGCGCAAATATTAACGGCCATCACGATGTTGGGCACGTTGTGGTATGGCATAGAGACAAGAAATATTGTTTTTATCATGACAGGGGTATCCGGTATCTTAGCGGGGATATCATATATCTATTCCAGAAACAATCGTGGTGACTCGAATGGCATAATAGCACATATGTGTGTTCACGTATGTGGTGCATTAGGGTTCTCATTGTTCACAATAGCACGATCTATTTCAATTTAGCTAATCATGATTCATGGTTTCAAGTTCCATAAACGCATCATGGACTCATTGTATAAAATGAATGCAATTATGGTGAATATGTGAAATATGGTGTGGCCCTGTATGTAATCAAAGATGTGCGATTGTCCAACTGCTCCTAAACGTTCGGGTACCCTTAGCGCATAGAACGATGCACCGAGCCCATGGATCAATATTGAGCCAATTGCCATATACTCAGCTGTCTTGACCCTTTCATCAGAACATGCAATGCTGATATGAAGCAATGTTGCAATACCCAATAATCCATTCAAGCCAAATGTAGCTACACGAAGGACATGATATCCATTCCTCTGGAATATTGGCATCATTGTCATTATAAGACTTGTCAGCGAAATAATGCTTGCCGTCGTTATATATATAATTTTCCATGTCGCTGCATCTGATCCCCACACCGATGCCGATGCAAACCATAAATTAGGCCAGAACATAGTCCACATGACACATATGATCCCGGAAAAGTCAAGCTTGCGGAAAAGACTATAATTTCTTGAAGAAACACAACACATAGTGTGGAATAGTGCTGACATTCCACACACATAAATGCACCCCAAGTGGTACATGATAAGGGGCCATTTTGGTTTGTCACCAATGAGAATGGTGTCCAACAAAACAAACCTGGTCATTATGATGACAAAAGCGATGCAAGCAAGTCCATGTGACCATATATTAAGCGATTCATTGTGCCAACGGAAGATTGTTAGTGCTGCGGCACTCTTTGACATCTCGGGCCTGTATCCTGTGCACACAAAACTATTGTCCTTCATGTAATCAGGACAAGAGTCTATATGAAGATGAAGCCATGTTTCTTTCCATTTCCTGATGCAACTACGTTTACGAGCTGGTGTGTTGATAAACTGTGTGGCATCGATACAACGAACGGATGATACATCCATAATCTCATATAAGACTGTTATAATACTTAAATGAGTTTATTGTAGATCTACAGGCTTGAAATAAATTGCCAACCAAGTTCTTCACATATCTTCTCCCATATCCTATCTTATTGTTAGAGCATTTAGCAACTCCATTGAAAGTAGTATTGATTGTTTTTCCAACACTGTATACGTCAAGAGATATTTTGTCATAAACATATTTTTTACTCATTGTTTTGCTGTTCATTGAATGTATTTAGCGCTTGTACCGCAGCTTCTACTGTTTTATGTGTCCCTAGTTGGATAACCTTGTTATCTTTGCGTCCCCTGACTTGAAACGTGTTTGCTTTTGTGACGTGCACACCAGATGGAAGGCTTTTGCGAACATCGTCGGATACCAGTGGATTTGTAGGCTTGTTCTCCAGCCTGTACTTTGCGAGATCTACTTTTGGCCCGCCCTGCTTTTCTTCAAAAACTCGCCTCTTCATCGCCAAATGTGCGTTCTCAGCTTCAGTTTGGTCCTCAAACACACCGATCCAGTACATCACTTTGTCTACCCTGATTGCCACACGGAACTTGTTCTCGTATGCATATACGCCCTTTGGAAGTTGCTTTGGCGGAGTTTTGAACTTGGCATTCTGTTCCTCTGGCTTCATGATCTTGTTCATGGATTCGTCCGAACGCGTTTGACTCTTGCCTTTGAGGTCATGAAGCTTGGAATGGACGTCACTTGCCTCGCCTGGTTTCATGTTCATGATGAGATCAACTTGCTTCTTCTTGCCGATGATGTATGGGGCAATGTCTTTTAGAAGTTGTGGTGCAAATGTATATACTTCCCATGTATATGAATTGTTCGATTTCCTAAATGAAACACTGCCACCGTAAAGTTTGTACAGCATATCACATATCGGACGATACTTTTGAGTTAATGAGTGATTCTGTCCATTCTTGCCATGGGTATCAAACATTCCATCTCCGTCCATGATCCCAGCAATGTACGCCATACTTGGCTTTGCAAATGAAATAGAATCAGCATGTGGTGTGTTCTTCAGCTCCTTCAGCTTATTCCTTATATATTCACGTTGTTCTCGAATGTTACCAATCTCTGCCAAATTCATAGATCGTTCTATGACCCATTTGTTCTTCTTAATCGGTTTGTACTCATCGTCAAAGTAGAACGTAAAACCGACGTGTTTCATACAATCTTTTTTTGTTTGAAAAGTTTGAGTTTTACTTGTTGTCTCATTGGTTGCAATTATTGGAATAATGTGCATGTTAAGATGAGGGAATGTGGAAGCAATTTCTGCTTGATCCTTTTTAATCAACATGTGTGGTGCAATTAACTTGCAGAATTTAGCTGCAAATTCACCAGTCAAGTACCAAGAATAAGATGCTTGAATTTTGGTTGTCTGCTTCTGGATCTTATTAATTGAACCACCAAATGTATTATACATATAATGCACCAAGTTCACACCTTTCTCTGCTTGATCAACTTTGACAAACAATGAAGTATTGATATTATTTTTATCTGTGTTTGTCAATATACAACCATCAGTATCTACTACTCCTGCTACAAAGTCAAGTGTATTTTTTGCATTTGGCCACGCTTCAAAAGGTTTAAGTGCGTTTGGAGGCCTTGTATGTGGGTCACTTAGGGAATCCATGCTTCGAAAAAGTAATTTGCTTGTTCTTAAAATCTACAAACAAGATCTTATATGCATCAAATTTTTTTACAAGCTTGGAATAAATTGCCAACCAAGTTCTTCGCATATTTTTTCCCAGATCCTATCTTGTTGTAATAATTTTTCTCTGCTTTTCAACAATAAAAAGCACCCCAGATATTCGTCTCTTTCCAAAAGTTGAATGAACTTGTGGAGCACAAATGAGTATGATAGGAAGTTCTTACGATTAGGGGGTGCCCATTTCAAGAATGGAGTTTGTATTTGTTTGAACATTGAACGGAGTTTTTCTTCGAGGTCTGGTGGCAAATGCGGCATAGGAAGGCCGGACAGACGGTTGATAATATGACTTGTATGTTCATAGAATTTGTTGATCTTTAGTTTTTTGAGGATTTCCTTAACTTTGTCATGGGTAAGGTCGGCCATGTTTGAGATACGTTGTTTTTTAATCTCCAGGAGGATTTTGTCATAAACCTCCTCGGGGATCTCGGTCGTTTCTTTTGCTTGAATTTGATTTAACCCTTCAACCCAGCTTTTGATGTATGACCAATACACAAAAGCCCTATGTGGTCCGGCGATGCGAACAGCTTCCCACATAGCCCTAGTTTCCCAGGGGGACGGACTATACCTTAGGCCCTCATTGGAGTTTGCTGGACTCCATCGGACCCACAACCATCTAGTCTCTGAACCTTCTCCATGCCCTTGCGATGACGGGTTGAGGAGCTTGGCTGCGGATTGCCCAATCTCTGACTTTTTTACCATTGGAGCCGGCAATTGACCGGGTTCCTCTAAAGAGTTTCCTCATTGGAGTGGTAGACAGAGCTCTCAGGGTGTTCCCGCAATTTGGTCGTGTTGCAGCTGCGTGTTGAACAGCCACTAGCAGGTGACACTGTTTTCCCATGCCATCATATGATCGATGACGTGACATGGCAGCCTGCTGTTAAGAACAGTTAGTAGTGAGCGGATGTTTCTGTTTTATTTCTTCTAGATAAGCTATTGCATGTTGATACCTCTCCTTCATAGTGAATTTTGACTTGGTGAACTTCTTGCATGATTTCTTCCCATTTGGCAATGGGTAACCATTTACTACGTATCCACATTTCTCCCCCTTGTACTTGGTGATGTTGATGTATTTTGGCAGATGTTCGTCCTCGATGCCCTGCTTGTCGCACTTGTAGACCGTGTCAATCGTCGCCCAATCGTCTATTTTGATGCATTTTTCCACAAACGTCTTGATTTGTTGCACGTACTTTTCAGCTCGTTGAAGATTCCACCTGTTGAGTTGACAATCCTTAAAGATCTTGTCTGGAATTGTCTGACCATTTGTGTCTTTTAGTCCACATACTTTGTAGCCAGCAATCTTTGTTTCATGAATGATTGTAAAAATGTAGTCATGTTTGGGTGGATTGAGCTTTTCTGCCTTGGCTTTTGCCTTTTCAGTGTATTCTTGGTCACGACGTGCTTTGATCTCTTGTTGAACCTTCTCTTCGTACGTATCCTTTAGTTCTTGAAGATGTTGTAGTGCTGATTCAAGTGCGGTTTGTGGGTTTTGTCCATTTATATAGGTTTTACTGATGTACTCTTTAACATGAATCCCTATGGGAAAGCATTTAATTGAATAACCTTTAATTTGATTGTCTTCACGTATAGCATGAACATATTTTGGTAAACTATTGTCATCAGGATTTTTTCTTGAATGTTTTTGCCTTCTGTTTCCAATTTGTCCAAGTGAGTTATTTTTTTTTGCTTTTTCAGAAGGGACTACATTTTTTCTTGATTCTGATTTCTTTGCTTTTGTAACATCAGAATCCTTTCCATCAAGGCCTCCTTCATTCAAGTTGTACCCATTGGGAACAAGCGAATTTTGAAGCTTAATATGTAATTGCTCCATTTCTTTTACATCCTTCTTTGAACAATCACAAATTGTAGTAACATCAAAAGAATCGGGCTTGTATTTTCGGATAGCTGCATTCAATAAGGCACAGTGGTCTTTGTCAACGTTAAAGGCTTCTCGAACATGCGATTTCCATCTGCCGATGGTTCCCCATTTATTGTTATTTTTTGAAACAAATTTGTCTGCCTTTCCAACATACTTCTTTCCATTCATGTTGTTCACAACCAAGTATATTTCACACATGTTGAGTTCATCCGGAGGTATCATTATACAATACTCTATTAGCTTAGCTTTAAATAAATGAGATTCATTTTAAAACATTTTTACTACAAATGTTAAATATGCCCACCACATCCAGAATTCTTGAAAATGATTAATTCTTTTGTATGCAAAGTATGATATTTCCTTTGGAGGATCTTTGTAACTAGGCTTGTCATGGTCAATGATTAGGTATTCCATAGTGTTGCAAACGTTGCAGAAAGAATACCCATCGTGGGTCATAATGGTTAAATTTTTAGAACCACAGTGTATACATTTTTCTTCACATGACTCTTTTGCCTTGATAATAAAGTGTTTTTCATCTGTGAACATCATGTACTTTTCCAACAGTGTTCCTCTTGACTGTTCAACATCTTCTACAACATTTAATTCTTTGCTACAAACAACAAGAGGTCTAGTTTGTGGTTGGAGAAAATATTTTAAAATTGTATGCGGATTTTTTTGATTGACAATATCATTATCCATCAAGCTCATGTCATGCCCCTTTTCAACAAGATCATAATACTTGTATAGTATGTCAGCTGTATTAACATAATATTGTACTTCATCAAACTCCACTCTATTGCTTTGCAATTCTAGCTCAAGGTCCAGTTTTGTATCTTTCAAGTCTAACAACATGCTTATATCTTCATCAGTAAGCTGTGTCACACATTTTCTTTCTTCAAGGTCAACAATCCGGATACCGATTAGTCTGATTTCGTTTACTAGGCCATGTATTCGTTCTTTCATTTCCTTGATCTGTTGTAGTTTGATTGAATGTTGAATATCAAGCGTTTTTTTGCTTGGACCCCCTTGTGTTTTCTTGGTAGAGGGTTTTAGAGGAAAATTCATAATAGATCATATATGAATCATTTAAAACAAAAGTCTTTAAGTATTGGTCATTATATCATCCCTTGCATTTATTTACAACTTTACTTCCGTAAGGTATAGATAAATGCTGTGACTACAAACAAGCCGATCCAGAAAACTGTGAGCACACTAACAACATATGACCAAACCTTGCAGTTTCCTGCCATCATACAATTGATGGTATAAATAGAAAGAGCAATGGGGATGAGCATCAGTAGAAGGATGATCAAGCGTTGCGCAAAGTCATACTTTACCACGTATTGTTGGCCAGTCTCCTCGTCAGTTACAGGGAACTCGAATGGCATAATGACAACAAAGGCAAGTACAAGGTACGCAACAAACGCGATCACAGCCGGCATCGTGAGGTTAAAGCCCATGAAAGGTGAAGATTTAGCATTAAGGTTTACCCGAGGCATATCAACTAGTTATATATCATATAAAGAAAATATTTACATTGTGATTGCATAAAATGTCTAGTTACACTCTGACAAGTGAATAATGTTATAGTATTATAAGTTGATGTATCCTATTGATAGAAGAAAGTAAGCCCAACATGTTTATTCAATGCTTTCTAGCCTGAGGAAGTCTGCTATTATTTTACAAGTTTCACATTCCACTATTTCAAGATGGATCAAACAGCCTGAAAGACTAAAGTACAAGAGAAACACTGTGACAAAAGGCTGGATCAGGGATGCTTTAGCAAATGACCATTTCCTTCCAACAATCAAACTTTCAAACATGATCAAGGATGTTTTGAAGATCAATGTTTCCAAAGAATTGGTCAGAACTGCAATAAAAACTTTGTGTTTGTCAAGGAAGAAGGCAAGTTTTGAATGTTTTGAATGGCATTTTTTCATTGCCTGGGTAGGAGGGCAAACCCTAAAACAACACACATCACGGCTTCATCATTGCATGTATTGAAGACTCTTTGCGATCGCCTCCCGCAGCCCCATGCGTGTAGGGTACGCACATCCCTTGTGGTTTATCGAGGCGACATCGGGGTTGCGTTGCTCAACAGCGGCATATACGCTGTGGCTGATGAATAATTCCCCGCTGTCATAGAAAGTCATAGCCAGGGAAGCCAAGTCGTCGTCCTCGAGCTTGTTGCCTGGCTCCGGGAAGACCTTTGTGCTCGCGGTTCTGTCGTGCACATGGATAAGGATGTACACGTTCAGCACCGCACACTGCACCCCGTACAGGTTCGAGCCCGGGATCGCCGCAAGAGCCCGGAGCGCCGTGATGATCGCCACAAGCTCGGTCCTGTGGGAGGTTGCGGCCTTGCACATGTTGCGCAACATGCGCTGCTTGGTGGTTGCCCTGTTGGTAGTGTATTTGTGTTCATCTCTGTTGTCATAGTCCTGGTAGGCTTTGAGGAATGTGCTCTTAATCAGGTCTTCGTACTTGTTGTACATGGCTTGGATGGCATCCTGGTTGCCGACCATCGATGCGATCAATGAATTGGCCATGATGGTGGTGGGTTTGTGTGATGTTGTGTCATTATATGCCTTTATGTGCTTCTCAATTTTCCAGCATTGTTAAAAAGAAATGGAATTAAAATAGCTCGAACAGTCCTGCAAGCTGAAGGAAGAATACTGAAATGTTGAAAGCCGTTGGACAATCCGAGCTTAACAAGCCACCGTCTAATGGGAGATTTTAACGTGGAGAGGTCCTTCCCCAATGACGGA